TACCTTTAAGTAAATTACGCATTTGAAAAGAATAAAGAACTGCAAAAGCACTATATAAAGATACTCCTTCTGCGAAAGCAGAAAAAACAGCCAATGACTTTCCAATACCGACGGGATCGTCGCCATCATATGCAACGAGATTGTCAAAACGAGCAGCCGTAGCTGGCTCATGCAAAAACGCTTCATAGTCTTCGAGTCCAAGTGTTTCATTTAAATAACTATAAGCTACAGCGTGTATTGTTTCTTGTGAGCCGAACATCATAGCCATTTGCTGTATCTCATGTTTTGGAAACCATGATACGACTTTCTGAGTCCAATAGTCAGATACTGCACACTCAGTTTGTGCAAAACCTAATAGTATATTACCTACTAGGTTTTTTTCTTCTGGTGTTAACTTTTCGTTCCAGTCTTTAACATCGCCTGACATTGGTATTTCGGTATGTAACCAAAAAGCTTGAGCTTGTTTCAACCAACCCTCAGTATAATACTCAGGGTACTCAAAAGGTTTGTATGGTATACGAGGTGTAAATATAGGTGCTGCCATATTAATCAAGTTGTAAAGTTAAACAAATGTCAAATATAAACACGTAAAACACGTGATCTATTTTATTATTATCTACATCTGGATAGTTTCTATATCCAAATAAAAATCCTGTAAATAAGCCAAAGCTTAATTCCCAATTATTTTCCATCTTTTTCTTTTATTAATTGTACTGTCATATCACACTCTTTTTGATTTTGTGGTTTATAAAGAGTAAAAGGACCAAGTCTGTTTTCTGTCAATAGCTTTTTAAATAACTTCCATCTCATTGGAAAACTTTCATTAGCTCTACCTTTTGTTTCAATTATAAAACCTTTACCTATAAAATCAGGTGTGTATTTTATGTTCAGTATTTTTTTATTACCTCTATTTTTATAATCACCTTTACCGTTGCTACATCTTTCATAAGCTTCAAAAGGAAAATCAAAACCCTCTACTAGTTCAAAAGTTTGCCCTTCATAAAGAGCTTTGATCTTAGCCTTTTTTAAAGCTTGATACATGTATCTTTCGAGGCCCGAAGCAAACACAATACCATCATATGTTATTTTCTTTGATTGTACAGGTCCTCGTTTTTTCTTTTTATAATACTTCTTCATCATTAACTTCTATATCGTAATGCAAACCGTCATTGCCATTTTGGCCTATGATGTCCATACGTTTTAACATAGACTCCTCTATTTCATCTTGTAAACATCTTTTTGCAGCTTCGATATATAATAAAGCATCCATTAATTCTTCTTGTACATCAACAAGAAATCTATTTAGATCTTTTGTTTGACCTTCTATTTCTTGCATCATTGTAGCTCCATATTTCTTTTGACCTACCAAGCTACGTTCGTCCATCTTCCTTAGTACAGCTTGTACTATCTTATCTTCTGTTTTAATTTTCATCTTTTACAAATGTTCCGTTAACCATTTTACCTGTTCTTTTACTTATAACTTTGTATGCTGTTGCTATACATTGTTCGATCGTGTAACCTTCTAAATGCGCTAGGTTAGTTAATACAACTACCATATCACCAATAGAATCTATTATTTCTGGTTTATCGTTTTTAAGTAATGCTTTAGCTAGTTCACCAGCTTCTTCTTGAAGCTTAACATATTGTGTGTGTGAATTACCCTTGTCATATAATCCTCTGGTTTGAGCCCATTGTCTTATCTTTCCAAACACATCTTCATCGACAGGTTTGTCAGGGTTTTTTGTGAAGTTAGAAAGAGCTTTGTTGTACACATAGCTTCTTTCATTATTAAACATAGATGTTTTTACATTTAACATTATCCATTTTACAACCTCAGTTGTTAATTCAAAATTACCATGTTCTGTTTCCCATTTCATACCTATGTTATCCATAAGCTGTCCTTTTAATTTGTTTACAGGACAAGGAAAAGTTGTGGTTTGTTCAGTCACGTTTATTCTCATATTCTTTTTTCTTTTTAAATCTCTGTAAGGCACCATATCTACTTTGTAACCCCACTCTTGTTGTAATTGTATCTCTTTGCTAGATATATAATCTATATCATCAGAGCTATCTAATATGTCATATTCATCGGGTGAATATCCTTGTTGAACTGTGACCCGGTTATTAAGATCACAGGTAACGCCTATCTTTTTACCCGGAATATGATAAATATAATATGTCATAGTTTATCGTTATAAATATGCATATTGTGTGCATGATGATAATACCATCCGACGTCAATAGACAGTCTCTCTGCAATCATTTTTTGTAATGATGAAAATTGATATTGATCATTACAGAAACCGTACCAGATGTCATTAGAACGCATATACACAGACATACATAATGTATTATTAATTATTGTAAACTGTATCGCATAAGTACAGGGTGTATCTTTTCTGTATTTTTCGTACTCTTTACAGTCGTATATACTAATAGCAGCATGTCTTGTGTTTGGATTATCTTTTAACTTAGCAACTACATAATCTATTTGATGATTACGTTGCCATTGATAACCATAATTACTATTTACATTACCATTGCTATCAGCCATTTTTTCCCATATAGGTGGAATCTTACCATATAGTTCTCCTAGCTTATTTATGTTAGGATCACCAGATAAGTACCATTGCCACTCAGCTTCTGCATATTCATGAGACCATTTTCTAAACTTGTTTTTAATATGATTGTCTAATGGGTTTTCTATTGTAAAACCTACATTAAACAAAGCTTTTGTATTATCAAAGTCTACACCCTCGGTTATAAGCTCATGCATTATACAATTAAATGCTTCGTTAGCGTTATTAAATTTAGTTCGCATATTTCTTATAATAATATAATTTATATTCAAATACCTTTTCCCATATTGTAGTCGGACCATAAGGTTCAGACGTACCTAATAATTTACGGTTAGGGTATTTACCTTTTTCTATATCTACAACCCATATTCTTTCGCCATATTTAATAGCTCTTGGAGTTATACATATATCGTTTTTGAGACACCACCTACTAGCATTCATCTCTTCTTCATTAGGCATGTAATGTCCCATGCCAAACTTTTTATTCCCACGGTAATGCGCTGCCGCCATTGTCTTCGTCTAATACATTAACTTGTGGTACAAAAGAACCAGATCTTGGTTCCCAAGTAAAAAACGATTCAGCACCGTTTTCACCTAGGTTTTGAAACTTAACTTTTAATACTTTTACTTTAGTATTTTTAGCTTCATAATCTCTATGTACTAACAAGCCATGATAACTAGCATCATACCATTCACCACCACCTTTGATGTTATACATTGTTGGCTCTTGTATCTTACCGTTTTGATCTCTTTGCATCTTTGTCGGATGTGCTACTATAAATGTTAAAACATCATACTTTTTACAAAAGGCTTCTATCTTTGATAGATAATCCATAGTATATCTATTTACATCATCTGACACTGCATTAATGTCTCTTACCTTATTAAAAGGATCTATAACTAAACACTTAATACCTTTACGTTTAACAAGCTCTGCACCCTTACGTAATACTGATTCTAGACTATATTTATCCATATCAATAAAGTAATAATTGTCGTTAACATGATCTGATACTTGTTTCCATTTACCACCACCTATGTCATGTCTAGATGGCATATCACCCCATGTTTTACGCATAAGCTTATGAGCGTGTAAATATATAGGCTGATTTTCAGGTGATGCAAAGGCTGTTTTCCAACCATACATCTTATTATAACCTACAACCATCTGATCAACAAAATCAGACTTACCGCTACTAGGTATACCAGTAACAGTAATGAACTGACCAGTGTATGTACTGAATACTTCGTCGAAATTTGGTAAACCAACTTGAAACCCTGGTTTAAAACCGTTTTTAACAAAGTCTTTAAGATCATTTTCTACATTTTTAAGTGTTGTTACATTTTCTAAAGGTACTTGCTGCGCGCTGTGTATAGCATTTTGAAGTTTATCTTTGCCATGTTTAATTAAATACTCATTAGCATCTTTACAGTCTTCAAAATCTACTATATAACAGTTCTCAGCACCAAGTCTACGTATAAACTCTTGTTTTAACATTTGACCTGGCTCATCAGCATCTACTGCTAATATTATCTTAGTTTTATCTTCAAAGTAATCTATACAATTATCAAGATAATCTAAGTTGTTGTGATTTAACGTTGCGCCGTTAGGCACTGATACTACGTTAGGCACACCTGCCTCGTGTAATGATAAAGCATCTATTTCACCTTCAACTATTACACATGCTTCATGGTTAACTATACTGTTAATATTATAAAATACTTTTTCAGCGCCTTTATATAACTTAAAGTTTTTAGCACCATCTCTATATTTTATATTTATAAGTTTATTACCCATGAAGTAATTAAACTTAATTGTGTTCTCAGTTTTACCAGTTTGTGGCATAAACTCAGGACCCTCGGAGACGTTTAAATCTTCGAGAGTCTGCTGAGATATACACCTTGACTTAAACCATTCTACAACTTTACTACTCGGTGCTTTGTGAGTTTTTGTAGAGAAACTCGGTCGAACGTATTCACGATCGCTAGCACCCTTACGTTCGTAAGTATGTAGTTGATAAGTTGAATTACAGTTGTGGCAAGTACCGAGACCACGTTCCCAATCATAACTAGAGCATTTAAGCTTCTGGTTTTTGGGCTTCCTTGTGTGAGAACACAGAGGACAAATCCCCTGTGTTTTACCCACTTCAAGGCCATATTGATTGAACTCATCAATCAAAAATCCATTGATCTCTTTACTTTCTACTTGCATCTATAATATTTAAAACGGTAAATCATCAGCCGGAGCTTGAGCAACTGGTGCTGCTTGAGCTACTGGCTCTTGCTTAGGAGCTGGACTAACATTAACGTCATTTGTCCAGACAACCTTTACATTACCAAGATAAGTCTTTTCAACTTTAGCATCTCTTTCTTCCTTTGTCTGTTGTACAGTCACAGGACCTTGATTGCCAAACTGATCGATCTCATCGTTTATGGTAATAGTAATCGGTAAGTATTTACCTTTTTTACCTTCGATAATTTTATCTTTAGGTATTTTAGTAAGGTCAATACTTGTAGCTATTATACTTGCCATATTATACGTATTGATTAATTTGGTTAAACATTCTTGCCAACTGATCTTTTGTTGCGCCAGTTGTTCTTCGTAGATTATCTACTGCCTTTACATGGTTTTGATTAGCATAAAAATTGTTTACACTAGTTTCTAAACCTGTTACTGAGCAAACTCTTGTTTGCGTTTTTCTTGTTCTTGCCATATAATAAAATTTAAAGTGTTTTGCTTATGAAATATTGTTTAGGGTCGAAGCCCTCAGATTTATAGAACAGCTCATAAGCTTTTTCTGCTCTATCAACCTTGTCTTTGCCTTTTTCATAAAACTCAGACGAACAGTCAAATATACCTATTTGATGTGTAGTTTTGTCTATAACAATAAATACCATATCATAGCCAAATAATTTTCTGTAAATGTATGCTTGTGAATCGTAATTGTATTTAGATGCAGACCATTTAAATTTATTTATATCTGCTGTTGTCTTCAAATCAATTACTAATTTATCATCATGGTTCACAATATCTGCTTTACCTTTCCACATATAGCTACCTAGCTTTTTTAAACCAGGAACTTCATACTCATTGTTTTTACCTTGTATTAAACTTTTACAAACTTCATTTGACATCATTTTGTCTGACATTAATTCTATGCCATCTACCTCATGTTGTAACAGACATAGTTCTCCACCTGACATTTCTTTGTAAGCTTTTGTATTTCTACTTGTTGACTCTATAATTTTATACTTTTTTAATTTATCTGGTTCAAGTATACAAGTATGAAAATATCCACCTATAAGAAACGCTGACGATGGCTTACTAGGCTTACCAAACGCTAATGGATTAGTAAGTAAAGTACCTATGTCTGAGTTACTTAAATACTTTCTACCGAAGTCTCCATAATAATCTTCATCATTTTCTAACTTCTTTAGAATTTCTTTTTTAGTCATACTATAATGTTATTTGTTTTTCTATTTCAGGAGTTACATTATATTTCTTTTTGATTGCTTCTAATTTACCACCTGCTTGTACAAAGTTTTTAGCTTTTTGTATAGCTACTTTATCCATAGGTAAGCCGTGAGTATTTGTTGCATCACTGTCTGCAGTGTCATCAATTAAGAATAAATTTCCTAATGCATATTTCTTCCCATAACTCGATGCTGCGCCGAACTTTTGAGGCATTTGCATACCTTTCTGATCTAGGTCTACACCAACTAAAGCTGTTGCGTGTATAGCATTGTCGCCATCACTAACAGTAGCTGTAGACTCTATGATAGGAAAGTTAGTATCTACAACGAGTTTTTCGTTTATAGTTACTGACACTCCTAATTCTAATAAATAGGGCTTGGTTGCTTCGAGAATGTCTTCGGCTGATCGGAAGTTGTATTTGCCGAAGGAGTTAAATCTACTTTTCTTCGATTTAAACTTAGTCTGGATCTGAGCCAGCTTTTCATTTAAAGTCATATTTAATTTGATTTTAGTCTATATTATAATTACATATTAGTGAACATCATTTAACGATTTTTCACTCTATAACCTAAAGATAATCAAGCACTTGCGAGTGATCACAATTATCTATTAGTTTATTTACTGCTTGTTTTTTAAGCTGCGAAACTCTAACATAAGAGCTTGAGCCTTCAATATTTAACTCAGCTGCAATTTGTTTAGCTGAGTGCTTATCACAGTCTAAACCATAACTTAACCTAAGTACTTCATACTCTTTAAAATTTAAAAACTTTTTCATTAAACCTTTTAAATAAACGTTAAGTAAGTTCATATTGTATGGTTCTGATTTATCTGGTATTTGATAAACAGAATCATCATCTTGATTTGGTTTATCATCTATACTTAAAAATATAGAATTAAAAAACATTGATACCATTTTTTTATCTTTACCAAAATTTCTACGTATTTCATTTAGCTTGTGTTCAGGTATTCTCATGTCTCCACGATTAATATCTACTGCTCTACGTATATGTCCTTTTATTCTTTTAGATAAAAACGACTTTAATGTTTTTTCTTGATCTTCAGAATCTTTAAGTGTTGTATAATCTAACCTGTCAACAGCTTTTATTAAACCTGAATTACCCTCTTGTATTAAATCCATAATATCCATAACACCTGATGCTTGTTGTGTAGTGGAAAACTTTCTTGATAGATTTTCTACTAAAGGTGTAAAACAAATTATCATCTGCTCTCTGTTATATATAGTAAAATCACCGTTTATAACTTCAGGTAAATTATGTATTTTTATTTCTATATCTTTTTTCCATCTGATATAGTTAGATACGTTATAACTCTTCATTTAATATTTGTTTTTCTTTCTTTAATTGTTTTGTTAAATTTCTGTAAATAGTTCTTGTAGAACAATCAAGTAAACCTGCTACTCTACCCCATGTTATTTTCTTATTATAATGGTTTAAATCTAACATGCATTGGTAAACAGCTTCTTCGTCTACGTTTGAAGATCTACCTATCAACTGACCTACAATTTTTAATTTTCCACTCAAGTCTAACCCAGAGTACGGTTTAAATACTACTTTACGTAGTTTGTTATTAGGTGGATCACCACCTTGGTTAAAAACATCTTCTATCATTTCATGTAATATTCTCTGTTTAATGAAGAAGGTTACAAAACCATTTTCTTTATTAGCTATAAATTTAAATACAGCTCGCATGTCATCTTCTAATGACCAATGGTCACCTTCGATGCCATCAATATTAAGGTAATATAAAACAAGCATGTGCCACTTCAATGATTTGTATGTAGTTATCTTAGCCTTGCTATTAAACAAGTGATAACACTGATACGTACCATCAGAGTAGTATTTATATTGATCGGTTTCTATGGTAGGTACATCAGTATCAGGATCTCTTCTGTATACGATGCGCCTATCATTTAACCATTTTAAATTTCTGTCTTGTGACATTTGCTTATTACTAATTATATATTAATACCTTGTGTCATAAAAATTATTTTTCTAATAATTTTATTTTAACGTTGTACCATTTGCCAAGTTTTATGTGGTCATCAACTAATAAATCAATTGATCTAACATATCTCTTGTTCATTCTATCTTGTACAGTCCATATACCGTCAAACCTACCTGTTCCTGATATTTGTACTTTTGCGCCAAATACGAAACCAAGAGCTTCAAGATCTCTACTTACGGCTAACCACCTATGGTCACCTGGACAACACTCTTGTATTATAGCACCTGATGCTGTAATAAAAGGAGTGTCATCTGTTTGGTTAGGTTCTGCATTATATACAGTCGCTGTAACCAAAATGCTTACTAATATACTCTTTATCATATAATTTTTCTTTGTTATGCGCTATATTTTTCTTCTCGTGTACATAGTACAGCCAGTACGCGTGTATAGCACAATCACGCTTGTATTCATCTGGCATAGCTTGTGGTGGTTGTGTAAACTCATCACCTTGTATATGTACAGGTGGAACGTTTAGGAACTCAGCACATTTAGTTATTGTTAAATGTTTTTTTCCATATCGTTTACTGTACTCATCACCTAATGCCATCATATGTAAATATAACCATCTATATGTAGCTCTAGATTTTCTAGCCCACACGGTTGATGGGTGATTTAAATGAGCTTGTTTGTATGGTACATTTAGTTTTTGTTCTGCATTACCATAACAATGATGTGCAGTACAAAGCATTTGAGCTGATTCAAGTATCATCTTAACTACATGTTTATTGTATTGTAGTTTTGCAGCTTTAACTGGATCAGCATCTAAATAAAATATATTCATTTATATCTTTTGTTGTTTAATCTATTATAATGTTTGTCTAATAAGAGGTTTGCTACCTCTTCCGATATTAAGTTTTCGTTGTATAGTTGCCATATTAATTTACTCATAATTTCTAATACATTTAAACAGCGGGTGTCTGTAGCTACCAGCTTGTGTTCGTTGAAAATAGGTGAAGGTAGCACGCTGACCGATATAGTCATTAACGTTTTTGAGCATATCAGCTAAATCCTTGTAGGTATAACCTTTGCCCGGTGGACAACCGAACTTTACACCTTCGTCATCTAGCATTATGAACTTGCCGAGCGTGCCTGTCCTTTTACCTTTACCTAATTCATAACCAATGATAGTCGCTTCAGTGTCGCTGAAGTCTTTAAACTTCATTAGATCGTAAGACCTACCGTGTTTGTACAGACCATCAAGTCTAATGATAGAGCCTTCGTAACCCTGATCAAGAAACTCTTGATGTAATTCTCTAGCATAATTGTAGCTATCAACTAACTTAGCAGGTACATACTTGATCTGAGCGTCATATATGTCTGACGTTACAAGTTGTTGCATACGAGTTTTGTAGCTGTCATATTTGACACCATCAAAGTAATCGTATGCGTGAAACTGCACGAGATGTTGAGCATCACGCCTGTCAGTATCGGTAGGTTTTTGTTTACGAACTAATGAAATAATTTTTTCAAAGTCGTTTTTTAGTTTGTGGTTGTATAACTCGCCATCGAGTGTTACATCAGGGTTATGAAAGAAAAATCCTTTCAAAGCATTTGTAATATGCCTTACATTTTTAAATTCTTTACCTGTACGTGAGTATGCTTTTACACTGAAAGAGGCTAAATGCTCTTGACCAGGAAAGTCTGATACTCTTTTAATTAAACACCTAACGCCGTCAAGCTTAGGTTGTATGTATACGGGTTGCGACCAGTCGACTCTTTTGTCGTCGAACTTGTGCGCTAGCATTGGTTTGTTAATCATCTAGTTTATTTATTTTATTTTGTATTATTTCTAATTTTCTTTTTATTATTGCTGCTTTTCTATATTCTTCTTTATCTTCGTATAAATGTAGTAACGTCATAAGCCTTGCCATTTCAGCTACAAGAAACTCTTCGTCTGTTTCTTTGAACGGAACAAAACCTTGTAGTATATCTTTAACACTCATAGGTGTAATAGCATGTACTTCGTTTTTAAATTTGTAAAGAAGTTTTTCTATAACTAAATCAGTTAATGTATCTAGCATATCGTCATTTATATTATCCAAATCCATTCGTATTTAATCTGTGGTTAGTATGTCAATAATTCTTTGAGCATTACTTCTAAGACCATTATAGTCTTTTAAGCTTAGATCAACTTTATTTGATAATGTATTTCTATCAGCTCTTATTTCGCCATTAGCAAAATCAGTATACTCCATGTCTTCCATATACTTAGATATAATCTTTTCAGGTTTTAACACGAATACATTTCTATTAGAATACTGATCCCAGCAACTAATCCATATATCAGTTTTACCTGTCCATATGATATAAGTATAATGGTGATCTATATGCTGATGGTCTTTATATAAGTAGCAACTGTCATAGTACATATCATGTACAAGCTTGGCAGCTAAAGCGCTACCGTCTATTCTACCATTAGTGTGACACCAGTTTGCTAACTGTACACCTTGCCATTCAGGATAACCATCATGATGTAAATACATATTTACGTAGCTTTTGTCACTGAAATGACAAGGATCTGCAGCGAAACCTAGCTCGTTTTCTTCTGCGTGTTTTCGGTCTACGACCATTGTTACGTTTCTTGTGCTCATCTTTTTATACCTTGGCCTCTATATTTCTTCTTATAACCAGTTTGTCCACGCGAGGCGTTTTTAGAATGAACACCTGGTCTCTTTTTCTTATGTTTAGAGATATAAGCTCTTAGTGTTAGTTTTGCCATATTAATCTAGTAATACCATATAAGCTTTAGGGTTTTCTGATCTAAACCAGTTTAAACCTTTTCTCATGTCATCTGAAAGCTTGTCAACCATAGGGTCAACAACATCTTGTTGAAACTTTGTTTCAATAGTCCATTGAGCACCCATGATAAAATCATACATACTTAATTCTGGTCCTGTCAACGTATATTCTTCACCGCTGAAAGGATTTTGCACAGTATCACCTTCTTCGTACCATGCACCTGTAAACCATTTAGGTTTTTCTTGTTTATTCTTTGTCTTCATAATAGTCTCCTGATTCTAATAGTTCATCTTTTTTATCTGCACAGAATACATCTTCGTATATATCTGTCCACCATTGTTCTAATTCATGGTTGAATTCATATTCCATATCGTCCCATATATGAGACTCTACCCATACATTTTGACCATCAGTTAAAGCTTCAATAGCTTGTTCTGACCAAGTATCATAAGCTTCATACTGATAACCATCTTCTGATACATAAGGTTTTTCATCATAAGTACACCAGTATATATCATAGCCATCAGCTGTTGATTCACTGTATATTTTTAATTCATGTTTGTTATCACTCCAACTACTGTCTTTGTCTAACTTACCGCCATATTCTGACTCGATATATTCGAGTAGCCAGTTGGCATCTGGTTCCTGCATAATACCATCAGCTTCTAAAGCTTCGTATATTATATCGTCTGTTAGTAGTTCTGCCATTACTTAGTTAATAAATTATCACCGTACATAAAGTCATATGGTGACATTTTGTAACTAGTTAGGTTAGAATAAGTTATAAGTTCTGATAGCTCGGACACTGTTAGGTCTTGCCATATAGTTTTAGACATAAGTACATACTTTAGTCTTTTAGCGCTGTCATATTTTCTAGCACTTGATTTAAGCTCGTCCTTTAGTTCGGGTTTGAGCATTTCGTAGATTGATTTCATATTTATTTATTATTTAATTATATTATCCTACTATTGTCGTATTTATATTGTATTGTGGACGTGGCAGGAGTCGAACCTGCGTTAGTAATCATCGAGCCGTTTCTCACATCCCGCTAAGGAATTACGCCTTTAATCATACTCTTACCATATCACGCCCATAAAGCAGCAGTTGTGGACTGGTAGTTACCTAGTATTGTCATTTATCCACTCTTTCTGTTTTGATAAGTGTCTTCGTTTTCTTATCTAACGTGACCAGTATGCCGCCGCTAAACCGCCTCACATAATACACTTCCGTACGCACTGCAGCAATGATTTATCAGGCCTCGCTGTTTAGCACCACAAATGTTCTTGGCGAAATTTATTTAGTTACCGAACTCTATACCACCAGTGTTTGTTACCATCCACTCGCAGTCAGTAAGCTTGTGACCTGCACCATATAAAAATGCTTCACAAGATTCAGAGTCTGGATTCCATTTATTTTTTTCATTACATAATGAGCTAATGTCATATCTATATACTTTACCGTTTCCAAAATCTAGTAAGAATATATATTTAGCTCTTCCTAGTTCTTCAGCTATAGCTTCATCTGCTTGTAGCGAAACTAATTTTTCTTCTTGCATTTCATGCCATGCTTTAATTGAATCACTCATTGTTTACTTTTTTAGATATGTGACTGACGACCAGTTCTACGAGGTAACTATGAGCTTCGTATATTTCATTGCCCTCACTAGATTCTGGTAGAAACTGGCCGATCTGCCAATCACACTGTTGTTTTATATTATCTATTACGTCTGTAGCTATTTCTTCTGCTACTATATTCATTTGTTTTATTACTGCCATATTATTATCTTAAGCATGTTCCGTAACCTCTGCGAGCGCCAAGCTTTCTGACACGTTTCGCCTGTTCTTTCGGCATAATTTGTATAGTATTACCGGTTTTATGGTATGTAAGGGATATACAGCCATATGGTTTTACTGTGCTACAGTCGACGCAAGAGGTGTAACCTAGTGCGAGGCGCTGTGGAGGTATTATATTTTTACATTTACATTTTGTCATCGTATATATTATCCAACTTTATTCGTATTTATATTGTGATTCTTTAGATAATACTGAAGCATATAGTTTAATCTAGCAAACTCGCTGTAGATTAATTGTCTAGCTATACTTCTATAAGAGCTAGTGTATAAACCACCTTTTGATGTATCAAAGAAAGTAGTTCTTGTTTCTCTTTTGTATGTTTTGTTTAGTTGATAGTTTGAAGAACAACTGTTACAATTTCTTACATAACCTGTTTTGTATACTGCTAATCTTAGTCTTTCTTTTGAATAATGTAGTTTATTACCATAGAAAGCTGATCTAGCGGGTACTGGAAACTCAAATTCTCTTGTACCATTTTTAGCTTGTCTTTGTGTAGTCACTTCTTTTATATTGTGCTCTACTAATAATGCTCTTGCGAACGAGTCACATAGCATCTGCTGTTCTTGTCGCCAAGTATATTTACTCATAGTTATTAAATTTAAATTAGTTGCGGGAGAAGGAGTCGAACCTTCGACCTCGAGCTTATGAGGCTCGCGAGCTACCACCTGCTCTATCCCGCCATAAATGCTTTATGTGCATTGTTTAGTGCATATTCTGCAACACCTTGCCTGAATTGCCACTCACGTTTGCGATAGTTGATGTCATTACACCACTTTTTCCATGCAATAGTACGTGTAGATTCACCGTATTTAGCTTCAAACTCTTCAACTTGTTTGAGTTTTGCTGCTATTTTGTCTGCTGGATAATCTTTATACATAAGTTTCATTGTTAATTTTAGTAAAAGCAGGAAAAGTTCTGTACTGTTTGTCTGCTTTGTCATAGTACATAGTGTGAGGCCAAGCGTCAAGTACTTCAACTTCGCCGTTTGCTTTTGTTAGTATAACATTTTTAGGTTTGTTATTTAAGTCGTAGTTAGTAAATTTTAATTTATTCATAGTCATATTTTATATTATTATCCAACTTTATTCGTATTTATTTTGGGTAGTTTATTATATCTAGCCCACCACCGATCTTCTATCATCATTATTTGCTGACGAGTTAATTTAATTATTTTGTGATGTGAGTGTTTTCTAGGCATAGTAGTATTCTGTATATTCTTCTACTGTTACCCACTTCTCAATTTCATGACAGTAAATCATACCGTCAATGACATGCTCGTCACTAAACGACCATAGTTCTTCATGTTTAAATTTTCTCATAGTTTATTAGTTTTTTGATAGAATTCAATTCTTTGTTCTACATCTTGACGAGTTATCTCGCCACTCATTTGCTTTAGTATGTCACTTGACATATCTATTTGCTTACCATTTTCACAAGTTAATATAAATTGCATAGTTTATTGTATTAGTAGCAAATGCCACAGTTAATATTTACGTCTGTTACTTGACCAGTTACTAACATGAATATCATGAAGCTGATACCACTTACTGCCATTGGCATTAATATTCCGAAAGCGAAGAACTCAAACATTAGTTCTACTACTGATTTACCTTTTACATAGTTGTACATTCTGTTGTACGTGAATTTAATTTTACTCATAGTTATTTATTTAGTTGTTAATAGTACATGTATACTACTTCGTTTACATGTGTTTTTTCTTCAGTCGTTAGAAGATTATAGTGTTTTCCATATAATCTGAACGCTACTTTTAATTTGTATGTATTAATGTGTGCCATAATTATATATTTAGTACTAGTGTGTGTAATCGAAACACACCTCTGCTCCAAGACTAGTCTGGTTCAACTGTATTTATACTCGAGAGAACAAGTTAACGCCGAGGTGAAACAAAGACTAGTAATTATACTAAGTCTTTATTTCTAAGTACTAAAGGTATATTGTTAGTAGCAGTATAACTTTTGTACTTTAGCCAGCATGGCAGTTTAGTTAGTGTATCTTTCATTATTGAAAATACTTTGTCGTGATTGTAAGTTATCTTGTCACCTTTTTTGTTAGTGAATTCGAATGTTACATTTTTTCCGATTAGTGATTGTCTTACAACAAATCTTTTTGTGATTAAGTTACTCATAGTTAAATTATTTAAGTGTTATTATTATTATTTAGTTACATTATTATTATCCAAATTAGTTAGTATTTATATTGGGTAAAAGTGGATAGTTTATTTATTAGTATAAAATTAGTTAGTAGTATTCCACACTGTCTCGCGACTTCTAATTTAGTTTGTTTAATTATGTGAGTGAAATATGTCATTATTATTACTTATTAAATACATATCTATTATCCATTTATAGTCGTATTTATAATGTGAGTGAATTAATAAATAAGTAGTGAAGTGTAGTGATGCTATACACATGCTAAACACGAATACACGTGGATAATCTATATAGAACATGGGGGCCCGGTTGAAATAATGCGTTTTCCTGTAACAGCAGGTCGAGCGTAGGGTAGGGGCAACCCTATACCCCATTATATCTAACGTGTTTTTTTATGACAATAGCCTCTAATAGTATACCTAGTAATACCCTAATGTCACACTCTGTAAATATACTTTATTACGTGTAACTATTATAACATACAAGTAAAACAATAAACTATGCCAAAGCAAAAACTATCTAAGCGAGCGGCTATGGCTAAAAGAAAGAGAGATCTTGCTACAGCAAATAGTCCTAGACGTAAGAAAATGAGGGCTGAAAACCAGAGGCTCAGACGTGCTGCTAAGAAAGCTGGTAAAAGCTTAAAAGGTAAAGATTATGACCACAAAACCAGAAGGTTTACTAGTATAAAAGCGAACCGTGGAAACAGGGGACACGGTACGAAGAAAGAATAACCAACCTCTGATAACCATAAAAAACCTAAATTATGACGTTTTTTTACAAGACTCAAACGTGGAGTAGTCAACCACAAATTTCCCAAGAAACCATTGATGCGTGGAAGCATTTATCTGAAAAGAAAAACTGGCGAATAGTACAGCTAGCAAATGGTTTTTATCAAACCGAATACCAAGACATCGAAAATACAGATGTATGGCACGACGTTACAAGACGTGAAACAATAGAAGGTGCAGAAACCGCTATTGATGGATCAGTCGATCACTACAATAAAAAGATAGAGTTCACAAAAGGACCTAAAGTAGTGAAAACATTTAAATAATATATTAACTAACAATTTAATTTAATGGAATATAGTCAACCAAGCGAGATCGTAAAAGATCTTAACTTTGGCGTCGATGCTAAAGGTAAAATTATGAAAGGTGTAGATAAACTAGCGAGAGCTGTTAAATCTACCCTAGGAGCTTCCGGTAAGTGTGTTATATATGAAGACACTTTCGGTAGACCACTGGTTACAAAAGATGGTGTTACAGTAGCAGACTCTGTAGTATTATTTGATCCAGTTGAGAATATAGGTGCTACTTTAATTAAAGAAGCTTCTAAAAACACAGTGAAAGAAGCAGGTGACGGTACTACTACAGCTATCGTCCTTGCTGAATCACTATTACAAAATGCATTTAGTAATGCTGAGTATGAACAAGAAAGTGTAAGAAATATAAAAGAAGGTATACAGTCAGGTTACGAAAAAGTAGTAGAGTATATAAATGACAATACAACACCTGTTACCGGTGAAACTTTAAATCATGTTTCAGTAATAAGCTGTAATAATGATAAAGAATTAGGTGAACTAATAGCTAGTACATATAATAAAGTAGGTAAAGATGGTGTAGTTTTGATGGAAGAGAGCGAAACTGATGTAACTTATGCTGATATTGTTGAAGGAGTGCAAATAGCTTCTAAACTAACATCACCTCATTTTATGACAAATAAGGATAGACAGCTATGTGAGCTTGAAAATCCATACATATTAATAGTTGCATCGGAAATACCTAGTATTAGAAAGATACAAAATGTATTAGAACATGTAATAAAGCAAAACAGATCGCTACTTATTGTAGCTTCTGTTAGCACACAAGTAAAATCTGCACTATTAATGAACAAGGTTAAAGGCAATATTAAAGTAAATATTGTTGATACACCTGGTTTTGGTGCAGGAAAAAGAGATACTATTGAAGATTTAGCACTTTTAACTGGTGCTAGAGTAATAGATGAAGAACTAGGAGACGATCTCGATCTAATCCAGCCAGATTGTTTAGGTGAAGTAGTGAAATCTGTAACAGATAACAGAACTACAGTCCTTACAACTGGCGTTTTAAACGAAGATGTTGAAAGCAGGGTAAAAGAAATAGAAAAAAAGATACCTGAAACCAAAGATCCTTTCTTTAAAAAGAAATTACAAGAAAGATTAGCTATGTTAAGCGGTTCTGTTGGTGTTATAAAGGTTGGTGCTAACTCTAAAATTGAATTAAAAGAGAAAAAAGATAGAGTTGAGGATGCTATTTACGCTGTTAAAGCAGCTTTACAAGAAGGTATTGTTCCAGGTGGTGGAATTTGTCTGTTAAATGCAGCAAAAAGTATAAAACCTAAAAATATTGGTGAAGAAATAATAGTAAATTCTATAAAATCGCCATTTTTTACCATAATGGACAACGCAGGTATAGAAAATTATGATATTCCTGATAAAAAAGGCATGGGATTTGACGTAACTTGTGGAAAACTAGTAAAAATGGTTGACTCTGGTATAGTAGATCCTGCTTTAGTTACAAAAACAGCGCTAAAAAATGCAGTTAGCGTCGCAAAAACAATATTTTCTGCAGATTGTATAATTTCAAACATAAGATTAGACAATGCGAGCAGTTAATTATTATATAGTGATAGAAAATATTAAGCAAGAACCTAAAAAGGTAGCTGGTTTAATAATAAAAGACGAAGAAAGTAGATATTCTAAAGGAAAAGTTGTGACAATAGGTAATTTAGTGCAAGGAGTATGTGATAATGATATAGTACACTATGATAAACATGCTGGCCATAGTATAAATTGGCAAGATAATGAATATCAGGTTATAACAATAAAGGACGTAGTCTTGGTAGAATGAAACTAAGCCCATCTGATTTAAGAGATATAGGTTTATTCAAATATTACAGGCTCGTTCGTAAATGGGCCTGTAAAACTTATGGGCTAAACGATGCCGACCTTGAGCTATTAATTTATCTTGATTGTAAAGATAGATTTACTCGTAATGATTTTATCAACGGTACTTATACATATTCATGGGATAAGAAACGTTGGGAGAGATTACGTGAACAAGGCTGGATAGAGGTTTGGAGGCATCGTAACCGCACTTCAATTAAATATAGTATTTTTAAGACATCATTTAAATGCTCCCAACTGATTAGTAGGATATACCGTATACTTTTAGCGGAAGAAGACTTACCTACTAGCGAAAGAAACAAATTTTTTAATAATAAATCATATACAGATAAAGTTTATAATAAAGCTATAGATGATATGATAAAAGACAAAACTAGATAATTATGGGATACGCAGGACCAAAAGCAATTTCTAAAGTAAACATGATACTTAAGGACAAAAGCTGTGGTTTACCTAAATTAAACTTAGGTAATCCATTAAAAAAATCAAAAGTTAAAGAAGGCCAAGAACCATTAGACGCTAATAATGATGGATTTTTAACTGGATCAGATTTTAAACAGCTAGGATCTAAATCTAAAGGCGGCGTAAAAAAATACGGCGACAACCTTCTTAAGAAAAAAGGCTGCAAAAAGAAATATAGAAAGTAATGTCATTTAAAATGAAGCCACCTAGCTTTCATAATGAAGATCAACAACCTGATGTCATTAAGAAAGATCTAGCTGATGGTGTAATAGCAGAAGCTAATAAAGACGGTTCTATATACCTAGACAAATCTGTAGACAAAGACAGTAAGTTAGGCAAAGAAGCTATCAAACATGAAAAAGTTCACCTTGATCAAATGAATAGAGGTGATCTTAGTTATGACGATAGCTATGTCTATTGGAAAGGTAAAAGATATTCCAGAGCTAATATGGACGAAGGTAATAAAAACTTACCTTGGGAAAAAGAAGCTTATAAAAAAGAAAAACTATAACAATGGGTAAAATCAACGACATACTTAAAAAGAAAGGTAAAAAACCACAACTTCTACAAAAAAATGCTTTTGAAGCTGCTGCTGCAGGTGCTCAAGCAACGGGGATAAACCTTGATCCTGATAAAGAAGAAGATAATGGTCCAAAAAAAGTAGCAAATCCAATAACGATGAGTGCTTCATCTCCATCTCCACTACAGTTTAATACTTTTGAATCACAAGGTAGATTTAACTATAAAGGTACTCCAGGTGAATATTTCAAAAGAAAACTACAAGAATATAAAGAAGGTACTGCGTTGCCTGATTTAAGTAAAGCTATAAAGTATGAAGACTCTAGTGGTGGTCCTGATTATAATAAGTTTTTAAGGGATAAATATAAATCTGGTTATAGTATACAACAATTAGTTGATGATGATTATGGTACGACAGAAGGTTTAACTGATTTATTTAAAGATTTAAAACAAGGTAGTAATAATCCTCCTTCTGGTCAAAACATAGAAGAATTTAAATTCGTACCTGATGGTCCTGTAACAACTAACAAGCCTATGTCACAAAGATATAACATGGGTGAAAAAGAAGTTGAGGATGCTAATACTGCAAGAGGTAGGATGCGTAGAGGATTAAACAGAGAGGAAAGAAAAGGTATGAAAGATATTGTTAAAGGCTTAGACCCTAAACAAAGACAAGAGTTTAGAGACAATATGAAAAAACAAAGAAACGTTGATCTTGATGGTGATGGTAAGGTTTCTATAATGGAAAAAATAAAAGGTACCTTTGGTGGTAATAGACAACAAAAGAAATTAAATGCTTTAAATGAAATTAAGGGTGTAAAAGAAGAATTTGGTCTTAAAGATAAAACAATAAGACAAGATATAGCTAAAGCAAATCAAGATGCTTATGAGTTTGATCCAAATAGTCAAAGAGACATGAAGATAAAAGCTGCATCTCAAAGTAAATATAACGCACCAATAGGCAGTTATTTTGACTTTAAACCATCTAGCTCTTCAACAAGCAACCCAGTAGCTGATCCTAACTTAGAAGATTTAACTGATGATGATATGAAGAAAAAATTCTTTGAAATGACTCCAGAAGAAATGAAAGCATATGTTCAAAGTAAGAATCCATCAAATTCTCCTATTGATAAAAGAGGTTATAAAGGAAAATCTGCTGGTATAATGAAAAGAAAATTTGGAAGAGGAGCAGGATATAAAAATTAAACTATGAGTAAACCAAAAAAGAAATTTGCAGAAACTACCGTAGGTAAGCTTTTGTTCGGTGCTGCTTCTATGGCTAATCCAACATTAGGTAATATACTTAAAGGTGTTACATCACCTAAAGAAGCTATTGAAGCTATAGGTAAATCAGATGTAAGCCCTGATGAAAAAATAAAATTACAACAATTAATATACGAGCAACAAAGTAAAGAAATAGAGTCTATAACTTCAAGATGGCAGGCAGATGCTGCATCAGACTCATGGCTTTCGAAAAATGTACGCCCGCTAGTTTTAGTGTGGTGTATTGTTATATTTTCATTAGCTGGTATATTAGACAGTGTAGAATCAATACCTTTTAATATTGGAGTTACTTGGAACGATACGTTTGAAAAAGTGATGATGGCGGTTGTTTTAGCCTACTTCGGCGGACGAAGTGGAGAAAAGGTTACAAGTATATTTAAAAAATAAAAAAATTATGCCAAAAATATCTAACATAGCATTAGACGCTAGTATAAGTGGATCAGACAAGCTTTTAGGATCAGATGAATCAGGAAACACTAAAAACTTTAAAATACAACACTTATCTTCTTTTTTTGCTACAAATACTGGTACATATAAACATCATCAGAACAACTCTTCTGATACATGGACCATTACGCATAATTTAGATTTAACAGACTACTTACCACATGTAAATATAAAGTTATCAGGTGGTGGAACATATAACAACGTTCAAGCTATGGGCGTTGTTACTTATTTAACAAAAGACTCTTTAAAAATAGAGTTCGCAAATCCAAAAAGCGGATATGCATTTTTAAAAACATAAAATTAATAACTTAAACTAAAACAGAAAAAAAATGGCAATACCTATTTTAAATCACATGGATTTCCAAAAATCAGCGGAAATCCAAAACGTACTGCTCCATACGACTGGTTCAGGTGATGTGACTTCACCGGGGACGGGGCAAATTATTTATGACTCTGGCTCGGTTAAGGTATACAACGGATCAACATGGCTAACGCTAGCATCCGGTGGTGGTACTAGAACGGTTGCCATTGATACAAACGGAGACGGATCCGTTAATAACACTTTAGAATTATCAGAAGATTTAGTTCTTAAAAAAGGAACTGGTGTTACTTTATCAGAAGCTGGTGGTGTAGTTACAATATCAGCTAACAGCACATTAACACAAGAACAAGTTGAAGACTATGTTGGTGGAATGCTTGATGGTACTGAGACTGGTATATCTGTATCTTATGACGATGCAAATGGTAACTTAGACTTTGTAATTGGAGCTGGTGATATTGTTCACTCAATGCTTGCTGATGATTCGGTTGATGCTGATAACTTAGCTTCAGATGCTGTTGTTACAGCTAGTATAGTTGATGCTAACGTTACTACGGCTAAAATAGCTGACTCTGCTGTTACTACTGCAAAAATAAACGATGCAGGCGTAACAACTGCTAAAATAGCTGATGCAAACGTTACGTTAGCTAAAATGGCGGCTAACTCAGTAGATTCTGACCAATATGTTGACGGATCGATTGATACAGCACATATAGGAGCTGATCAAGTAACGTATGCTAAAATACAAAACGTTGCAACAGCAAATAGAGTATTAGGTTCTACATCAGCAGACGGTATAGTTGCTGAAGTTCAAGTTGCAACAGCTATGCTTGCTGATGACGCTGTAACTACTGCAAAAATCACTGATGCAAATGTTACAACCGCTAAGTTAGCAACTAATGCAGTTACAACAGCAAAGATTACAGATGCTAATGTTACTACAGCAAAAATCGCGGACGATGCGATTACAAACGCTAAGATAGCAGATGACCAAATTGATTCAGAACACTATGTAGATGGATCTATTGATACTGCTCACATTGCTGATGATGCGGTAACAGGAGCTAAGTTAGCAAATAGCATTACTATTGCCGAAAATTTAACGGTTAGTGGTAATTTAACTGTATCAGGTGATACTATTACAGCAAACGTTGGAACATTAGATGTTGAAGATAAAAACATAACAGTAAATAAATCATCAGGTGATTCAAGTTCAACTGCTGACGGCGCTGGTATTACTATTCAAGATGCTGTAGATGCTTCTACTGATGCTAGTATGACTTGGAACGCTGCAGGTGATAAATTTGTATTTTCACATCCAGTTGATGTAACGGGTATACTTACAGCTACAGGTACTTCAGTATTTACTAATCTTGATATATCAGGTGATGTTGATGTTGATGGTACTTTAGAAACAGATGCTTTAACACTTGGTGGTGTTGCAATAGCAGAAGTAATAAATGATAGAATTGGTGCTGTAATAACTGCTGGTGAAGGTATTGACGTTACTAACGATGATGGTGCTAACACAGTAACTATTGCTGGTGAAGATTCAAGTGCAACAAACAAAGGTATTGTAATTGTTGCTGCTGGTGATCACATTGATGTTGCTTATTCTAATGGTACTGCAACTATCGCTGCTGAAGAAGCTACAGCAATAAACCAAGGTGTGGTTGAATTAGCAACTGCTGCTGAAGTTAGAGCTGGTACTGATCAAAGTAGAGTTATAACACCTGATACATTAGCTGCTAAATCAGTTGTAGCTACTATATTAACTGCTTCGTTGCATGCTACACAGTTATCAGCTGTAATAAACCACGGTTTAGGTACTACTGATTTATTAGTAACGGCTCAATTAAAAAATGATGATAGTACAACAGATTACGGAAATTGTATTATCGACTGGGAATGTACTTCTGATGGATCAACTGACAGTAATGATAATATATATGTTAAGTTTGCTGCTGCACCTCCTTCAGATGTAGAGGTTAATATCACCTCAATAAAAGGAGCTACTGCAGTTACACCTACTTACCCAACTTCGTAATAATAATATATATAATATAAACGGTGCCTGCGGGTACCGTTTGTATTTAATTTAAATAAAAAATATGGCAATACCAATTTTAGGAAATATAGACGTAAAAGGCCAGATACTTGTAGATGGTGGAACTGGGTATGGTCAATTAGAAATTGGTGGTAACAGTGGAGGTATTATTGATTTAAAAGCTCCAAACTCTGATGATTATGATTTAAGAATAACCGCTAGTGCATCTGCTCACGAGCTAACAACAGCTTCTGGTACTTTAAAATTAAATACTGGAAACACGTTAGCTATGACTGTTGAGAGTGATCAAAAAGTTACGTTTGAAAAAGACATAAGAACAAAAGAAGACTTAAAAGTTGATGGAATAATACACCTTAGAAACGACGGTGCCGAAGCAACTACATATGGTCCTTATATATCTGGTACTAATACTAGTTTACAGTTCGATTATGATGGTAACAGTTCTGGTACTGCTGAATTTTGGAGTCACAATCAAAATGGTGGAGCTGCTGTTAGAGTTCTGAAGTTGCCAAACATGGACGGTGATTCTCTAGTTGAAATAGGTAGTACTTCACAAGATGCAGATCTTCATATTTACGGTGATTTTAGTTTTCAAGGTCAAGGCGCAACAACAATAACTCATAGTAGTGGTGTTTTTGCTATAGACTTTGATGTTAAAACTAATTATTATATATGCACAGTTGTTAATGAATCATTTGTTGATCACAGTATTAGTTTTTCAAACATTGCTAGTAATGTTGGTCAGTCTGGTACTATTATAATAAATAATCCCAATGTAGTATCTACAAATTTTATTAGTTGGGACGATCCAGCTTTACCAAACACAGCTTATACGCCAGGTGGAAGTGCTATAACATTTGGGTCAGGTAGCAATGGAATAGCTGTAATGACTTATTTTATAGCCACATCTACAAAAGTATTAATCAACTACGTATCTGGATTCGCCAGCTACCCGCAATAATAATTTTATTATATGAATTTCCTGTGGAGTAAGATCGTTTTTTGGAGCAAGAGTACTAACAGGTCTACAAATAGATCTACAAGTACATCTAAGTCAACAACTACTGTATTTAATACAAGTACATCAACTGTGTTTAACACAAGCACAGCTACTACTAAAAGTACAACGACTACATTTAATACGAGTACATCTACTACCACAGCTTATAATACTACTACTAGCACGGTAGTTAGTACTAGTAAGTCTACAACAACTGCTTTTAACACTACATACAATACTAGTACTTCTACTACAACAAGGTACAACACAAGCACATCAACTGCTTATAATACAAGTACTACTACAACGACTGTATATACTACTACATTTTCTACAAGTAGAAGTACAAACACTATAACTATAACGGCTTATAATACTAGTACTAATACGGTATTTAATACATCTACTTTAACAGTTTTTACAACAACCTACAACACATCTACTGTAACTACAAAAACAACTAATACTGTATATAATACTAGTACCATAACTGTATATTCTACAAGTACTGTTTTTTCTACTTCAAGAAGTACGGTAGTTTCTACGATGAAAGATACACAAACTGTATTTACAACAACTTATAATACATTTCTAGGTAATACATTAAAAGAAACAGCTACTATATATAATACTAGTACAACAACTAGTAAAACAACTACTATATCAACTTCAAAAAACACTACAACAGTATTTTCTACAAGTAAATCTACCCAAGAGCAAAGAACCACAACCTTTAGCACTAACAGATCAACTAACACTGTTTATAATACAACCACGTTAACCGTGTATACAACCAACACAGTGTTTAACACTAGTACTAGTACAAGTAGAGTTACTACAGTATCAACTAATAAAAATACGACAGAGTCAAGAAGCACCGTTGTATCAACTAGTAAAAGTACAACAGAAACATCATCAACTAGTAAAAGTACTAATACAGTATACAACACAACAACGCTTACAATATATACTACTAGAACAACATATAATACTAGTACCTCGACAAGTAGAAATACTACATATGCTACTAGTAAAAATACGACAGAGAGTAGAACAACTTCAGTTAGTACAAATAAAAATACAACAACTACTTATAGTACTAATCATAAAACAACAACTATTTACAATACGTCTACGTTAACTGTTTACACAACGAATACTGTATTTAATACGTCTACGTTAACTACGTTTACTACAACATTTGCAACAAGCAAAAACACTACAGAGAGTAGAACCACAACAGTGTCTACTAGTAGAGCTACTACAACTACGTTCGCAACTAGTAGAAACACGACAGAGAGTAGAAGTACAACTACTACCTACACAACTAGTACGACTTTTAATACTAGTAAAGCTACTTCAACTGTTTATACTACAACTACTACTTATACAACTAGTACTGTATATACAACAAGTCGTGGAACAAGTAGAGGTACTTCTAAAGCTACCACAACTTCTTATAACACGACAACTACTTATAACACAACGTATGCTACAACTTTTACAACTACGTTTATTACAACATACGTAACAACTTATAGTACAGCAGCGTCACTTACATCTTTTGCGTCTACAGGCGCAAGTAGTTTTATGTTCGTGTGTAGTGAGTTTATTACAAACACGTACTATGGAACAAACGTTTCTAATGGATTACCACAAGTAAGTAGTTTTGTGTATACAAATTCTAGTGGTACTTCGGCATTAAGTGATGCTTGGTATGGTGCAACAAACGCTTCAGGTTTTAGTCCATCGCACAAATATAGAACAAGTGGTGGAGCTGGTGGAGTAATTTCTCTTGACCAATGTTCTGGTGGAGGTGGTTTCTCGGACAGAAGATTAAAGAAAGATATTAAGCTGATAGGTGTATCACCAAAAGGATTAAACATATATTCATTTAAATTTAAAGATGAAAAATATGGTAAAGGTGTATGGCAAGGTGTTATAGCCGACGAAATTGAACATATTGACGGAGCAGTTATAATAAACTCTTGTGGGTATCAATGGGTTGATTATGGCATGGAAGAAGTTGATGTAGAATTTAAACAAATTTAATATTATGATAAACGAAAACTTAATACCTGCACACGACGGAACTAACTTTGAAATAAATAAAGTAACTAAAGTAAATAGTGATAATGAAGAATATATTATATCTGAATTAAAATATAAAACAGATGTGGTGCATAGATTTTATAATGCAGAGGTAACAGCTAAAATAAGAGCTGGTGATTGTAATGATTGTGGTTTTAATGACACAAACACTCAATACAATGGAGCTACGTGGGGTGATATATTAGTTTTAGGTTTAGGTTTAGGTTTATTACCAGAATATATAAAAATAAACAAAGGTATTACGAGTATAGATGTTATAGAAAGTGATGCTGAAATAATAGAAGTTGTTAATTGGATTAATAGTGATATTAATGTTATTAACGGTAATGAGTTTACTCACACATTGAGTAAGCAGTATGATATAATTATATGTGATTTATGGGCTGAGCCAGATGATATATCTCAAGATCATAAAACAAATTTAGTTAATAATTATAATAGTAATTTAAAATCAGGTGGTAGAATAATAATACCAATATCTGGTGAAACAATAAGTTAAGATGCCAAATACAAGTAGAAACACAACAAGACCGACATCTGCGAGTACTATACGTAATACCTCTAGATCGACTAGTAAAAACACTGGTGAATCAAGAAGTACTACTACTGCATATACTACTTATTGGACTACTTACTATTTAACGTCAAAAAATACTACTGAATCAAGAAATACTACTGAGTCAAGAAACACTACAACTACTTTTGCTACTAGCAAAAACACTACAGAAAGTAGAAACACTACGACAACTTATACTACTAGTACAACATTTAATACAACTAAAACTACAACTACTACGTATAATACGTCAACTACTACTGTTTATACAACTACAACAACTTATAATACCTCTAGATCTACTAGTAGAAATACAACTTACTCTACAAACAAAAACACTACTGAACAAAGAAATACTACAGTTAGTACTAATCATGAAACAACAACTTATTTTAACACAAGTACTAGTACAAATACAATATACAATACAGCTACTACAACTACTTATACGACTACCACGACGTTTAACACTTCTACTCTAACTACTTTTAATACTACTTATGCTACATTTAAAAATACAACAGAGCAAAGAAATACAACGGTAAGTACAAATAACAACACAACTACTACTTACAACACTAGTACACAAACAACAACTGTTTATAATACAGCTACAACTACTACGTATACTACTAATACCGTGTTTAATACAAGTACAACAACAGTATTTAATACTACATGGAGTACTAACAAGAATACTACTGAACAAAGAAACACTACAGTAAGTACTAACAACAACACTACAACAACTTTTAATACGTCTACTTTAACAGTATATAATACGACAACAACATTTAATACTAGTACAAGCACAACAACAACATTTAACACTAGTACTACCACAGTATATACTACGTATCAAATAACAATGAAGTTAACTTTTGGTACAGCTCAGACTATTAGAAGTACTAGTAGAACAACAGATACAATAACTATAACTGTATATAACACTAGTACTACAACAACGTTTAACACTTCTACTACAACTCAAGAAAGTAGAACTACAACATATAGTACTAATAAAAATACTACTACAGCTTATACTACTACGTATAACACTAGTACCACAACACAAAGAAATACAACATATAGTACAAATAGAAATACATCTCATGGTACTTCTAAAGATACAACTACTATTTATACAACAACGTTTAATACGTCTACTATAACTAGTAAACCTACTATAACACAGTACAATACTAGTACTTCAACATCTAAGACCACTAGTAAATCTACTACAACAACGTTTAATACTAGTACTTTAACTAGTAAGAGTACAACAACAGTATACAATACAGCTACAACTACAGCGTATAATACTACAACCGGTACCACTACTACTTATAACACAAGTACTAACACAATTACTAGCTTTGGTACTACAGTGCCAACAAGTATATCAACAAACTATAATACTAGCACAAGTACAACAACAATATACAGTACTACTACTACATTTACAACTGTTTACTCAACAAATACAGGTTATTATCAGAATTTTAATCAATTTGGACAGCTTGGTACTAATCCTTTCCAAGGCAATAACGAGTAATTAGGTAGAAAAGTGTAATAATATGTGACTATAGTACTATAACAATTAAATTTAATTATATGGAAATGTTTAACAAAGAGGAGCTTAGAAAGCGAATAGGCCCTCTTAAAAAAAATAACAGCTTATACGACTTAGAACAAGTTGAAGGTTATGTTATAAGAAAGTGTGGCGAAAACGGTTTAGAACACAGTTATGATGTTATGGCAGAAGAAATGCCATACTTTAAAACGCTAGCATATACCGAGTACGCAGGTAATTTTTATTTACAGCCACTAAATTTTAAAATGCGTAATGAACAAATGCTAGATGCTTGGTATGATAAAGATACAAAAGTGTTAGATTATTCATCTTGGTTAGTTAAAAAAGTTGTTGATAGCAACGCTAATAAATATCAAGATAGAGAAGAAGACTTAGAAAGATACCCTGCTAAAGATTATTTAATAGTTTTACCAGGATCTAACAAGTTAAGAGAAAATGTATGTTTAAATAGATTAAAACATATAGTTAATAAACATGGTAATAATGTTTATTTTAAACCACACCCTATAACAACACATCAAATTATAGGTGAACTAAAAGATTTCTTTGGTGAAGAAAATATATTACCTAAAAACGTAGACATGTATTATTACATGCAGAAAGCAAAAGGTGTTTACTCTACACATATAAGCGAAAGCCCTTTATTTGCTGGTGTTTTAGGTAAAACAATAGAACCTGTAGATGTTTGGAACAATATACGTATGGGATCTTTTTATTGTATAAATAATTTTTTATATCATCATCAAGATAATATAAAACATTATGTTGATAAAACATTTTCTAGTTATAAGTCTGGTATAATAAATCCAGCTATAGACAAGGACTGGAAAACAAAAGTAGATAAGTATATTGAGTATATTTGTGCTAAAAGAGAAAAGTATAAAAACTGGTATATAGCTTCACCTGACAAAAAGAAGTAAAAAGTGTGACAATTGAGTAATAATAAAATAGTGAAACAAATTTAAATTAAATAAAATTATGGCAAAAACTTATAGTAAAAAAGCACCTAAAGCAAAAGTTGCTGAAAAAGTTACAGATGAAGAGCTACAATTAATAAAAGCTCTTGTTGGTCAAATCAACAAAACACAAATGCAAGTTGGTAATTTAGAGTATCAGAAAAACGCTCTTTGTAATCAGATAACAGATATACAAAATAAATTACAATCAAACAACTTAAAGTTAAAAGAAAAATACGGTGATGTTTCTATTAATATAGAAGACGGATCTATAAATGTTCTACCGAAAGATGAAAAACTTAATTCGTAAAATAAGTATAGGTAGAGATTATAAAAACGAAGCGATGCACTACTCCGTAGGCCAAGAAGTTTACGGAGGTCATCTTATCTGCGATATAATTGAAGAAGAAGATAAGTTTAAAATACTTATAAAAAAAGAAGATGAAATACTACCGTGGAAAGATTTTAATAAAAACATGGCTATAGCTGTTGAATATAATTTAGAATATTAGTGAAAAGTGTTTTAAACTTTATAGTTAAACCTTTAAATGATAATAGATACAATAACAAAAAGAAAGTAGGCGACAAAGAGTTAATACTCAACGCTGAAAACTTTTCACATCAATATGTTAATAGACATGCTGAAGTTATATCTACACCAACTGTTGGTGATACAAACATAAAAGTTGGTGATATAGTTATAGTACATCATAATGTTTTTAGAAGGTGGAACGATATAAGAGGTAGAGAAAAAGATAGTAAATCATATTATAAAGATGATATGTATTTTGTTTTTCCAGATCAAATATTTTTATATAAAACAAACGATACCTGGAAAGCAAATGATACTTTTTGTTTTGTTAAACCAATAGAGTCTATGTCTAATAATATTTTTAATGATGATAAAGAACAACCTTTGGTTGGTATATTAAAATATTGTGATAAATACTTAGCAGAAGCTGGTTTAAAACCTGGTGATTTAGTCGGGTTTAAACCTAACACAGAGTATGAGTTTGTTATAGACGAAGATAAATTATATAGAATATTTAGCAATTCAATTACAATTAAATATGAATATCAAGGAAAGGAAAAAGAGTATAATCCAAGCTGGTTATGAAGCAGTCAAAGAACTTGTTAAAGTCGCGAAAGAACCGATTGTGGAAACTGATGATGACATCTCAGCAGATAGACTCAAGAACGCTGCCGCTACTAAAAAGCTCGCCATATTTGATGCATTCGAGATATTAAATCGTATAGAAGACGAGCAGAATATGCTTGACGGTAAAGTAAAAGAAGATGATAAACCACAAGCTTTTAGTGGTTTTGCAGAAAGAAGATCTAAGTAATGTACGAACAAAGTTTATATAAAGTAGTAGAACCTATTAGGTCTAATACAATAAAGAGACTTAATAAGAAAAAAGCTTGGAAATATGGTTATAACAAAGAGCATGATATTGTAGTTATAAGCAAGACAGGTATGATAGGTGATGTGTATAGCATACAAAATTTGAATATAGCTTTACCGAAAACACCTAAAAAAATAAAAAAGTTTGATTCAAATAAATGGGAGGTAGAGCTTTATCCAAAAGAATTACAAAGAGTAAAAACTATATTTGATTGGAAAAACTTACCAAATGACTTTAAAAGTAAATACATTGATTACATAGAGAATGAATTTACAAAAAGAGATGAAGGTTTTTGGTTTTATAACAATGATATTCCTACTTACATAACAGGTACGCATTACATGTACTTACAATGGTCTAAGATAGACGTAGGTAAACCTGATTTTAGAGAAGCTAATAGATTATTTTATATATTTTGGGAAGCTTGTAAAGCTGATAGCAGATGCTACGGTATGTGTTATTTAAAAAATAGACGATCTGGTTTTTCATTTATGGCTTCAGGTGAAGTAGTTAACCAAGCAACAATATCAAGTGACTCGCGTTTTGGTATATTATCTAAAACAGGTCCTGATGCTAAAAAGATGTTTACAGACAAGGTAGTGCCAATATCAGTAAACTATCCCTTCTTTTTTAAACCGATTCAAGATGGTATGGATCGACCTAAAACAGAATTAGCGTTTAGAGTGCCAGCTAGTAAATTAACTAGAAGAAATATAACAATAGATAATAAAGAAGAGTTAGAAGGATTAGATACAACTATTGACTGGAAAAATACAGGTGATAATAGTTATGATGGTGAAAAACTAAAGTTATTAGTACACGATGAAAGTGGTAAATGGGAGAGACCTAATAACATATTAAATAACTGGAGAGTTACAAAAACAACACTGCGATTAGGTAGTAGAATTATCGGTAAGTGTATGATGGGTTCAACATCAAACGCTTTAGATAAAGGTGGTGACAACTTCAAAAAATTATACAAAAACTCAGATGTCACAAAAAGAAACCGCAATGGACAGACTAGCTCGGGATTATATAGTTTGTTCATACCTATGGAGTGGAACTACGAGGGATTCATTGATTCTTATGGGTTACCTGTATTCGATACACCAGAAACAGAAGTTGAAGGACCACACGGTGACTTCATAGATGTTGGTGTTATTAATCATTGGCAAAATGAAGCTGATGGATTAAAAAACGATGGAGATGCTTTAAATGAATTTTATAGACAATTTCCACGTACTGAAGAACATGCTTTCAGAGACGAAACTAAAAACAGCATATTTAATCTATCAAAGATATACGAGCAGATAGATTACAACGAAGAGTTTGCTCAGGATTATATATCTACTGGGAATTTTCAATGGATAAACGGTATTAAAGATACAAGAGTAATGTTTTATCCTGATGCAAAAGGTAGATTTAAAGTATCATGGGTGCCAAAAGTAGAATTACAAAACAATGTAATTATTAAAAATGGAATTAAATACCCAGGTAATGAACACATGGGAGCGTTTGGATGTGACTCTTATGATATATCAGGAACAGTAGATGGAAAAGGATCGAAAGGTTCTTTGCATGGTTTAACTAAGTTTAGCATGGAAGACTGCCCACCAAATCAGTTTTTCTTAGAGTATATAGCTAGACCACAGACAGCCGAGATATTCTTTGAGGACGTTCTAATGTCTTTAATATTCTACGGGATGCCTATACTTGCTGAAAATAATAAACCCCGTCTATTGTATTATTTAAGAAGGCGTGGTTATAGAGGTTTTAGTATGAATAGACCTGATAAAGTTTGGAATAAATTATCTACAGCTGAAAAAGAAATAGGTGGTATACCAAACTCTAGTGAAGACATAAAGCAAGCTCATGCAGCTGCTATTGAAATGTATATACAAGATCATGTTGGCGATAGAGGTAAAATGTATTTTACAGAAACTCTACACGATTGGTCTAAGTTTGACATAAACAATAGAACAAAATTTGACGCCGCTATTAGTAGTGGTTTAGCTATAATGGGTTGTAATAGACATTTATATAATCCTAATGCTGTAAAAGAAAAAAAGAAACTAAATATAAAGATTTCAAGGTATGAAAATAAAGGTACCTTATCTAAGTTAATAAAATAACAATATGGCCGAATCAATAACAAAAGAATATTTTCCAAGTCAGGTAGCTCCTGATATAGAAAAAATAAGTCAAGAATATGGCTTGAAGGTAGCTAAAGCTATCGAAAGCGAGTGGTTCGTTAGAGATGGTGTGACTTATAGGTTCGCCAATAATCAAGACAGTTTTCATAAACTTAGATTATATGCAAGAGGTGAACAGTCAGTTCAAAAATACAAAGACGAGTTATCTATTAATGGTGATATGTCTTATCTTAATTTAGACTGGAAACCAGTACCTATTATACCAAAATTTGTAGATATAGTTGTTAATGGTATTTCAGAAAGAGTTTATGATATAAAAGCATACTCGCAAGATCCATATGGTGTAAGCAAAAGAACAGCTTATATGGAAAGTTTATTAATAGACATGAACAACTTAGAATTTGATAAACAAGTTAAAAGTGTTTATGGTCAAGGTATATTACAAAATCCTGAAGAACTTGTACCAGAAAATAAAGAAGAGTTAGAATTACATATGCAGCTTAATTATAAACAAGCTGTTGAAATAGCAGAAGAGCAAGCTTTAAACGTTTTATTGGATGGTAATAAATACGAATTAACAAGAAAAAGATTTTACTATGATTTAACTGTACTAGGTATTGGTGCTGTTAAAACAGGTTTTAATACATCAGAAGGTGTTACTATAGAATATGTTGATCCTGCTAATTTAATATGGTCTTATACAACAGATCCTTATTTTGATGATATATATTACTGTGGTGAAGTAAAAGTAATACCAATAAACGAATTAGTAAAACAATTTCCTGATTTAGATCAACAAGAGTTAGAAGAAATATCAGGTCAAAGTTTTAGAAAAGCTGGTTATTATAACCAACATCATGAGCATGATGAAATAGATAAAAATCAAGTACAAGTATTGTACTTTAACTATAAAACTTATTCAAAAGAAGTTTATAAAGTAAAAGACACAGCTACAGGTGGTAGTAAGGTTATTGTAAAAGATGAATCATTTAACCCTATAGTTGATGCTGCTTTAGAACAAAGGTTTGGTAAGTTAGAAAAACAAATAGAGGTTTTATACGAGGGTGTTCTTATATTAGGTACTGATAAATTACTTAAATGGGAACTTGCTAAAAATATGATGAGACCTAAGAGTGATTATACTAAAGTAAAAATGAATTACAATATAGTCGCTCCAAGAATGTATAAAGGTAAAATTGAATCACTAGTAGGACGTATTACTGGTTTTGCTGATATGATTCAATTAACACACCTTAAACTCCAACAAGTTCTTTCGCGAATGGTACCTGACGGCATATTTATGGATGCTGATGGCCTTGCAGAGATTGACCTTGGCAATGGCACGAACTACAACCCGCAAGAAGCATTAAACATGTTCTTCCAAACTGGTAGTATAATCGGTAGATCCTTAACTATGGATGGAGATCCAAACCCAGGAAAGGTGCCTATTCAAGAAATACAAAGTAGTAACGGCGGTGGCAAGCTACAGAGTTTAATACAGACATACAATTATTATCTGCAGATGATAAGAGACGTGACCGGATTAAATGAGGCAAGGGATGCTAGCACACCAGACGCGAAAGCATTAGTTGGTATACAAAAAATAGCTGCTGCAAATAGTAACACAGCTACTAGACATATACTAAAAGCTGGTTTATATTTAACAGCTGAGGTTTGTGAAGCTTTATCGTTAAGAATATCAGATATTATAGAGTACTCACCAACAAGAGATGCATTTATACAAAAAATAGGTGCACATAACGTTGCTACATTAGAAGAAATGACTGATCTACATCTATATGATTTTGGTATATTTTTAGAACTAGAACCAGATGAAGAAGAAAAACAATTGTTAGAAAACAATATACAAATGGCATTAACTCAACAAAGTATAGAATTAGAAGATGCTATTGATTTACGTATGATTAAAAATGTTAAGTTAGCTAATCAGTTGCTTAAAATAAGACGTAGGAAAAAACAAGAAAGAGATCAGGAGTTACAGCAAAGAAACATACAAGCACAAGCAAAGGCTAATGCTGAAGCGCAACAAGTTGCAGCTCAAGCTGAGGTACAAAAACAAGAAGCTATAACTCAGATGCAAACACAACTAGAACAAGTTAAAGCTCAAATAAAAAGCAAAGAGCTTCAAGAAGAAGCAGCACTAAAGAAACAACTTATGGATCATGAGTTTAAATTAGGTATGCGAATGAAGCAAGTAGATAATCAAGTACTAGATAGAAAAGAAACTTTAAAAGAAGATCGAAAAGATCAAAGAGTAAAATTACAAGGAGAAGAGCGAAGAAAATCGCAAGATAAAGCTAAAAGCTTTGAGTCTTCAGGTAATGATATATTAGGTGGTGGAATTACTATGGGTAATTTTGATCCTAAATAAATTTGTTTAATTTTATAATATTATATTATGTCAGAAAAAAAAGAAGAAGTGATTCAAGAGGTTGAGTCAGTAAAACCAGTTGACAATGCTCCTAAAGATAAAGAGCCTGAGTTAGCTGAAGGTGGCGATATGAAAATAAAGCCAAAAGCAAAAAGATTTGCTAACAAACCTAACGAACCAGTAAAGGTAGATTTATCTAAACCGGTTGAAGAGGTTCAAAAAGAAGAAATACCTAAAGTAGATTTAACTGTAAAAAAAGAAGAAGAACCTAAAGAAACTGAAGAATCAGTTGTAGAAGAGGTTAAAGAAGAAGTTAAAGAAGAAGTTAAGGAGGAAGTAAAAGAAGAAGAAACTCCTGTTCTTGAAGAAATAACTGATGAAGAAAAAGAAGAAATAGTTGAAACTAAAACAGAGGAATTAAAAGACGAGATTGAACAAGCAATAGGTGAATCTCAGGAAACTGGGCAACAATTACCAGAGAATATTCAAAAAGTTGTAGACTTTATGAATGAAACTGGTGGAAGTCTAGAAGAGTATGTTAGGTTAAATCAAGACTATGAAAGTTACGATGAAAACCAACTATTAAAAGAATACTATAAACAAACTAAACCACATCTTACGGATGATGAAATTAGTTTTTTAATGGACGATCAGTTTTCGTTTGATGAAGAAAACGACGAAGAAAGAGATGTCCGTAGAAAAAAATTGGCGTTAAAAGAGCAAGTTGCAAATGCCAAAAGCCACTTAGACGGCTTAAAGTCTAAATACTATGCAGAAATTAAAGCTGGTGTTAAGTTAACACCTGAACAACAAAAAGCTGTTGATTTCTTTAATAGATATAACAAAGAGCAAGATGAGAGTCAAAAAGCTGCAGATCATCAAGCATCTATTTTTAAACAACAAACAAATAATGTTTTTAACCAAAAATTCAAAGGTTTTGAATATAACGTAGGTGATAAGCGTTATAGGTTTAATGTTAAAGATGCTGCTAAGGTTAAAGATACTCAAAGTGATATTACTAATTTTGTTAAAAAGTTTTTAAACGATAAAAACGAAATGAGTGATGCCGCTGGTTATCATAAATCTTTATTTACTGCAATGAATCCTGATTTGGTCGCTAACCACTTCTATGAGCAGGGCCGAGCAGATGCTATCAAGGATAGTGTTGCTAAGGCTAAAAACGTGAGCATGGACCCTAGACAAACACATAAAACTGTTGAGTCTGGTGGTATGAAGGTTAGAGCTATTACTGGAAATGACTCCAACGCGTTCAAAGTTAGATTTAACAAAAAATAACGTTTAACAATTAAAATTTAAAAATTATGCCTTTTTCAAGTGTAGGTGCTTATCAAAATCACCTAACCCCAAGACCGACGCAGCAGTTATTTAATGATAACTACTTGTCGTTCGACAGCGCTTCTGGCGGTGGAACATTTGCACAGCAATTCTTGCCAGAAATTTATGAAAAAGAAGTAGAGAGATATGGTAAAAGAACTATCTCTGGCTTCTTAAATATGGTTGGAGCAGAAATGCCTTTAGCTTCTGATCAAGTTATTTGGTCTGAGCAAGGAAGATTACACATCGCGTATTCTGCTGAAGCTTATAACGATGGTGCTAATAACGTACAAATCGCTGACGCTTCTGCCAACACAATTACTTTACCTGCTAACAACTTAATACAAAATCATGATACTATTATTGTAGCGTCAACTGACAATGCAAAAGTATTAAAATGTATCGTTGTATCAGGTGGTGGATCAGCTACTATTACAGTTGCTCCTTATTCACAAGCACACTTAGATCAAGCTCCTGATTCAGGATCTACTAACGGTGCTGTTAACTTCGCTGATGGCGATGACGTTAACATCTTCGTTTATGGTACTGAATATGTAAAAGGATCTTCTGAGGATTCAAGATCTATCGACGCTTCTTTCACAAGATTTAGCAACAAACCAGCTATCTTAAGAGACAGATACCAAGTTAATGGTTCTGACACTGCACAGATTGGTTGGGTTGAAGTTACTTCTGAGAATGGTGCTTCTGGTTACCTATGGTATTTAAAATCAGAGCACGAAGCTAGACTAAGATTCCAAGATTACTTAGAAATGGCTATGATTGAAGGTGAGCAAGTAAGTATGCCTGCAGGTCACACCTTTGGTGGTACTTCTGCTTTCGCAGTTGGTGGTACTCAAGGTTTATTCTCTGCTCTAGAAGCAAGAGGATTAGTTTGGACTGGTACTGACTTTGATGTTGTTGACACTTCTGGTGTTACAGATCAAGTTGCTGCTGGTGCACACGTTGGTATGAATGAGTTTGATACTATTCTTCAAGAATTAGACAAGCAAGGTGCTATTGAAGAAAACATGATGTTCTTAGACAGATCTACTGCTCTAGAAATTGACAACATGTTAGCTTCACAAAATAACTACGGTGTTGGTGGTACTTCTTATGGAGTATTCAACAACTCTGAAGATATGGCGTTAAACCTAGGCTTCTCTGGATTCAGAAGAGGTTCTTATGACTTCTACAAATCTGACTGGAAATACTTAAATGATTCAGTAACAAGAGGACTTATTGGCGACATCGAAGGTGTTATCGTACCAGCTGGTACTTCAACAGTATATGATGAGTCATTAGGTAAAAACATCCAAAGACCTTTCTTACACGTAAGATATAGAGCTTCGGAAGCTGATGATAGAAAAATGAAATCATGGATCACTGGATCTGTTGGTGGAAACTATACATCATCTGCTGATGAGATGGTTGTTAACTTCTTATCAGAAAGATGTTTATGTGTTCAAGCTGCGAATAACTTCGTATTATTGAAAGCATAACAATATTTATTAAAGGTACGGGTGCTTCGGCACCCAATGCCTTTATTTTTAACTTTTTTAATTATATTATATCATGGAAAAAACAACAAAAAAACCTCAATGGGAGGTAAAAGACAGAGTATATATTGTAAAAGGAGATAACGCTCCACCTGTCTTAGCAATACAATCAAAGCATACAAGAAGAAAACCATTACTATGGTTTGATGAAGAATTAGGTTACAATAGAGAACTTAGATATGCTACAAATCAACGTTCATGCATAAGAGATGAACAAAAAGGTTATTCAACCTTAGGACATATATTTTTTAAAGATGGTAGATTATCAGTACCAAAGCAAAACAGAGCTTTACAAGAACTGTTATCACTATATCACCCTAAAAAAGATGTTTTATATTATGAATATACACCTCAAGTTTATGCTGAAAATGAAGTTGATGAGATAGAACTACAAATAGAAGCTTTAAATTTAGCTAAACAATTAGAAATAGAAGATTTAGAAGCTATATTAAGAGTAGAAAAGGGAAATAAAGTTAGCAAAATGTCAACTAAAGAATTAAAAAGAGATGCTTTAGTTTATGCTAAAAATAATCCAGGAGCTTTTATAGAGCTAGCCGCTGATGATAATGTTCATTTAAGAAACATCGGTATTAAAGCTGTAGAAGCAAACATTATTAAACTCTCAAGTGATAATAGAAGTTTTACTTGGGGCAATGGTAGAAAGTTAATGTCTGTACCATTTGATGAAAACCCATATTCAGCATTAGCTGCTTGGTTTAAAACAGATGACGGTATAGAGGTTTTAAAAGCCATTGAGAAAAAAATGAAATAAAACCAATTATAGAGGTAACCACTTCTATGAGGTGGTTACTTACTATAAAAAAATAAAATATGGCAGTTAGTGTAGATACAGTTTATCAAAGAGTTTTAGCAATAGCTAACAAAGAACAAAGAGGTTATATAACACCTCAAGAGTTTAATCTATATGCTAATCAAGCTCAGATGGATATATTTGAGCAATACTTTTATGATTTAAACGCTTTAAATAGAATACCAGGTAACGATTACACGTATGCAGATCAAGTAGATATATTACAAGAAAAAATAGATATATTCGAAAGATACAGACAAGCGGTTGTTATGTCTGGTGATGCAAACGAAGGTGGTATGGGTACTCTACCGCTATATTATCGTTTAGGTGAAATATACTATAAACACAAAGGTGGTTATGTAGAAGTAGAAAAAATAAGCCAAAACGAAATACACCATATTCAAAACTCTCCTTTAACAGCACCAAGTGCTACTAGACCTGTTTATGTCAGAACAAGTAATGTTGTTCCAGACGATGCTGCTGGTAATGCTCAAGCAGCAACAACAGACAATGAAATAGGTTTATCAAGATCAATACAAATTTATCCTATAACTATAACAAGCAATGTAGTGTGTAATTATATAGCTAGACCAGCTACAGTACAATGGGCTTACACAACTGTTTTAGATGAAGCACTATATAACGCTAACAATAGTCAAAACTTTGAATTACATCAATCAGAGGAAACTGAATTAGTAATAAAAATACTAGAACTTGCTGGTATTGAAATCAAAGATCCACAAGTTTATCAAGTTGCTGCTGCTGAAGAAGCGCAAAATATTCAACAAGAAAATAAATAATTATGCCACTATTCGAAGGAACACACGAACAATATCACGGAACTCAAGAGTTTACAACTTCTGCTGCTCAAGCAACTGGTGGTGGTAGTGCTGGTCAATATGTTTTAACATTTCCAGCAAATCAAACGTTGCTTAATAATTTAGCAACAATGCCAGAGTCTGCTGGTGAAATATCTGTAGACACTGTAGTTAGTGGAACAACTAGTGTAGGTGTTGATTTTACTTATAACGCAGCAACATATACAGTTACATTAAACGCACCTGTAGCTCAAGGGTCTACTGTTTTTGTTAGAATAATAAATCCTCAATATGGTAATTATCAATTTATATCATTACAAACTATAATAAATAACTTTATGATTAGTTATGTTGGTAAAGATAAAATTATACCAAGAGCAAGAAGATCAGATATATCTTTCCATGCTCAAAGAGCAATACAAGAGTTAAGCTATGACACTTTTAAATCTAGTAAATCTATGGAAATAGAAATACCTCCAGCGTTAAGAGTGGCTTTACCGCATGATTATGTTAATTATGTTAAGGTTTGTTACATAGATGAAGATGGTATAGAGAGAATATTATATCCTGCTAGAAAAACTAGCAACCCTACTTCTTACGCTCAAGATAGTGCTGGTGATATTTTATTTCAATCAGATGGTAGTATATTAGAAATAAGTGATTCAGAAGCTTGGACTAGATACCAAAGCTCTAATGAAGGTGAAGGTGAGGGTAATGAGTACAAAAAGAGTGATGACGATTTTGATTCGTTAGAAGGTAGAAGATATGGTATAGAACCTGAACATGCTCAATTTAATGGAGTTTATTATATAGATGAAAAAAGAGGTTATATAAACTTTAGTGGTAGCATGAACGGTAAAATAGTTATTCTTAAATATATAAGTGATGGTTTAGGAACTGATGATGAAATGATAGTACATAAGTTTGCTGAAGAAGCAATGTATAAATATATAGCTTACGCTATAGCTAGCACACACACATCAGTAGCACCTACATATATACCTTTATTAAAAAGAGAAAAATTTGTAGCTATAAGAAACGCTAAGTTAAGATTATCAAATTTAAAATTAGAGGAGCTTACTCAAATAATGAGAGGTAAATCTAAATGGATTAAACACTAATAAATATGCCAGATATAAAACATTATTTTCGATCAGGTAAAATGAATAAAGACCTGGACGAGAGATTAGTACCTAATGGAGAATACAGAGACGCGTTGAATATAGAAATGTCAACGTCAGATGGTGATGATGTCGGCACTGTGCAAAACATTAAAGGTACTACTAAAGTTATTGGTAAAGTTTATGATTCAAACTCACAAAGTATAACCAGTAATTGGTCTGGTACTAGCTTTGGTTTAACAAACGCTATTTGTGTTGGTTCTAAATTAAATAACGAAAACGATAAAATATATTGGTTTATAAAAGCAGATGAAGCTGATTGTATAGCTGAGTACGATGATTTAAAAGGTATAATATCACCTGTATTAGTTGATACTAACAATATATTAAATTTTAAAACAAATACATATATAACTGGTATAAATGTTTTAGAAAATATATTAATGTGGACTGATAATGAAAAAGAACCTAAACAAATAGAAATAGACGTATTTAAATCTGGTTGTGCTGATAATTTTACAACACATACAAAATACACAGGTAAAAAAATACCTAGCTCAGAATTATCTGCAGCTTCTGCTTTTTTAGAAGAACATATAACTGTTGCTAAATTAGCGCCGATGAGTGCTCCAACTTTAACAATGAGTAGCTCTACAAGAGGTGGTAACGGTACTGGTACTAACAGTGTTAGTATAAGTAATGCTGTTAACACAACGTTTACAGATACAGAAGGTGTTGCTAAAGCTGCTGGAACTTCTTTATCTTTAACATTTTCACCTCTACCTAATTGGTTAGTAGGTGATATAATAACTTGTACAACTGTATACGAAGAACTTGGTCAACAAGAAACTTACGAAATAAAATTATTAATAAACGCTATAAGCGCTAGTAATGTATTTACATGTACAATACAAAGTATTCCTGTAGAAATACCTTATGTTCCTTTACAATGGGAAGCTATATTGAGTGAAGAAGGTGTTTTATTTGAAAAGAAGTTTGTAAGATTTGGTTATAGATGGAAATATTATAACGGACAATATTCTACTTTCTCTCCTTTTAGTGAATTAGCTTTTTTACCTGACACATTTGAATATTTATCTACAGATGGTTATAATGATGGTATGATCAATAACCTTAGACAGTTGACAATAAATATAACTGAATCAAGACCTGTTGATGTAGAAAAAGTTGATATATTATATAAAGAGTCAAACAACAACAATATATACGTCGTAGACACGCTTAAATATGCCTCTGATGGCACTTTTCCAACAGAGTATAAGTTAGAGTCAGAAATAATTACAAAAGTTGTAGAACCTAATCAAATATTAAGGCCATGGGATAACGTACCAAGACAAGCTTTATCACAAGAGGTTACAGCTAACAGACTTATTTATGGTAACTATTTACAAAATTATGATATACCTGATTTTAACTTACCTGATATTAGCATGTCTATATCACAGTCTGGTATAACAACAGTAAAGGAACCTGAGTTATCATTAAAATCATTAAGAACATATCAAGCAGGTGTTGTATATATAGATAAATATAATAGACAATCACCTGTATTTACTAGTGCTAGTGCTTCAAAACAAACTAGTAAAGATTATGCAAAAACAGTAAATACAATAAGTGTTACTTTAAATAATCAGCCACCAGACTGGGCTACACATTTTAAATACTACATAAAAGAAACATCAAACGAATATTACAATTTAGCTATGGATAGATATTATCTAGCTGAAGATGGTAATGTTTGGTTAAGTTTTCCATCATCTGAAAGAAACAAAGTTGATGAAGAAACTTATTTGATATTAAAAAAGAAACATGACTCTGACGAGTTTGTAGCTACTAAATCAAGATATAAAATATTAGATATATCTAATGATGCGCCTGACTTTTTAAAATTAAAACAAAGAGCTGTAGGTAATGGATCTGTAAAAGCTAGATCATCTAACATACCTCAAGTAGGTAGTATATCTTTTGAATTTAGAGGACCAGATCCACAAGTAAATCCTAGTTTTGGTGAAGGTTTTTCTTCTGATGCTGTTATTCAAATATCTGTAGGTGGTGTTGTAACAGACAAGTATAAAGTTGTAAGTGGTGGTCCTACAGGTGAAGAAGATAGCACTGGTAGCACAGGTTTTAAACACATATATAAAATAACTTTAGCTGAACCTATAAAAACTGGTGACACGGTAGTATCAACTATAAGCTCTGGAACTCAATTTGACGTAATACTTTTTGAAGAGAAATTTGAAAGAAAAGCAGAGTTTTACGGTAGGTTTTTTGTAAAAATAAATAGAGATAGTAATTTTGATACAAACATTATAGCATCTTTTCCAGATGAAGATGAAGAGTATGGTATATCGGATGCTAGAACTATATTTGGTAATGCACAAAACACAGGACCTGGTGATGGTACACAAGAAGCATCTTGGTTTGATACAGAGGCAAAAAGAAGAAAAATAACACAAGCTAACAATGGGCATCCTAAATTAGGATCTCATACAATGCGTATATTATATACCGCATCGCCTAAGTCTGGTAGTAAAGATTTTGACAAAGCAAATACTATAAATAATTTTTTAAAATCAATAAGTACATCAGGTACTTTGTTTAGATTTAAAGGTAGTAGTACTGATGCTTTAGGCGAAATATATAAAGTTACAGCTTGTGAAATAGAATATAAATATAGAAGAAACAGAAGAAGATTAGCTTCAAGTAAAAGAAGACAATATAATATAACTTTTGAGCATTATAAAAATGGCACACCATATGAAGACTCGTTTACATATCCTTCATCAGGTAGTGCTTCTAATTTTGCAGATGAAATACAAATTTTACAAAACGTTATAACAACAGATGTAGAAGTATTAACATCTGATAACCCGGCTGTGTGGGAAACAGAGCCAAAAGAATCTGTAGATTTAGATATATATTTTGAAACAGGTGTTTCAAGACCAATAGCACAACACGGATCTACACACGCTTTAGATTTTAAAAACTGTTACTCTTTTGGTAACGGTGTTGAGTCTGATAGAATAAATGATGATTATAACGCACCTAGAATAGATAAAGGTGTTAAAGCTTCTGCTGTTTTAGATGAACCATATAAAAAAGAAAGAAGAAAAAATGGTTTAATATACTCTGGTATATTTAATTCAACATCAGGTGTAAATAGATTAAATCAATTTATACAAGGTGAAGCTATAACAAAAGATCTTAATCCTCATTACGGTAGTATACAAAAGTTACACGCTAGAAATACAGATCTAATAGTATTTTGTGAAGATAAAGTTTTAAAAGTATTAGCTAATAAAGACGCTTTGTTTGAAGCTAGTGGTAATCCACAATTAACAGCAACAAATAGAGTTTTAGGCCAAACAATACCTTTTATAGGTGAATATGGTATATCACAAAACCCTGAGTCATTTTCATCGTATGCTTATAGATGTTATTTTGTAGATAAATCAAGAGGTGCTGTATTAAGATTATCAAGAGATGGTTTATCAGCAATATCAGAGCATGGCATGAGAGACTTTTTTAAAGACACATTACCTAATTCAACATTAATATTAGGTAGTTATGATGGTTCAAAAGGTTTATATAATTTAACATTAAGTGATCAAACAGTTTCTTTTGATGAAAAAGTTAGAGGTTTTCCTAGTTTTAAATCATTTATACCTGAAGCTGCTTTGTCTTTAAATAATAAGTATTATTCTATAAAAAATGGTGAATTACACGTTCACACTAATGATACTAGAAATAATTTTTATGGTGTACAATATGATTCATCTGTAACGTTTTTAATAAACGAAATGCCTGAAACAATTAAAGGCTTTAAAACATTAAACTATGGAGGTTCTGCCTCTAGAGTATATACAAATGATTATGGTAATGCTACATCTACAAATACCAAAGGTTGGTATACTGAATATATACAAACTGACTTACAACAAGGTTTTGTAAAAGAGTTTAAGAAAAAAGAAGGTAGATATTATAATAATATAAAAGGTGATGCAACAACTTTAGCTAACTTAGATTCTACTGAATTTAATGTTCAAGGTGTTGGTCAGCTAACTAATATATCTGGTGATACTTCTTTAGCTGATAGAACCGTTAATGTAGCTTTAACTGGTATTGCTAATACAACAAACCCAGGCGCTACATTTGACGTTACAATAGGTACAGAAATACACAGTACAAATTCTAGTATAACTATATTAATAACACCAAATACAGGTAGCACGTTGACAGCTGGTGATCTTAGCGTAGGTACTACTGGAACTTATGTAGATAGTGTTGCTTTCGCTCAAAGTGGTGATAATGTAATAGCAACAATAAACTTTACAGATGGTGTTAACATGCCTAGTAGTGATTTAACTATAAGTTTAGCTGTTACAGGTGATGGTGTTTTAAAACAATATTTATTAAACGATCTTAATATAAAAGAACAAACAGATTCAAATGTAACTGCTGTAATTAGTTATGCTGGTTCTGGTAACGCTACAGCTCAACCAACCAACTCAGCTACAGGTTTACCTAGTAATTATACATCTACAACTTTAGCAGCTACAGTTACATTAACATTAGATCTTGGTTACAATTTTACTGAACAACCAGACTTTAAAATAACAAGACAAGATGAGGATCCAGAAAGTGAATACATAATTACTTTTCAAGATAAAGATACAACTAATACTAACATAACTATTGGATCAGATAGTAAAACTTTAGAAGACGTACACGTACGTGTGTATAGCATAAGTTATAAATATCCTGCATCTAATACTAATGATGATGAAATTATATTTAACGCTAGTTCTGTTTTAGAAAATGCTGCAGATACTAATAAAATTACAGGATATAGAGTTGTTAATGGTAATGTTGTTCCTAGATTTGCAACAGATAAAGAAGTAAAAGTTTTTGGTGCGGTTGGTGCAGATTTTAGATTTAAAAACTCTACAACTTCAACAGCTAGCACTTCAGGTTCAAGTACAACTTTAACGCTTACAGCTGCAAACAATGACATACACAACGGTATGTTAGTTACAGGTACTGGTATAAGTGGTACTGTTACTGTTGTTAGTGTTAATGGTACATCGGTTACGCTCTCAAGTGCACAGACTATAAGTAGCACAACAATAACATTTACAGAGTGGTGGAACGGTACAACGTTTGTTGGATCTGAAACAAATTTAGAAATACCATCAACTGGTGTTTACTCTGTTACAATACCGTTTTTAGAAACTACTGTGACTAGAAGATATTACATACAAATAGAAGCAATAGGCGAAACTACTTTATTACCTATAACTCCTTCAAGTGCTGGAGATCCTGTTTTACAAGGAAATGTATACAACTCTTCTAATGTAGTACAAAACCCATTTTATATAAATCAATTTGCTGACGTTACTGTAAGCTTAAATGCTTCTCAAACAGCTGATTTTACAATAACATCGAGCGCAGCAACTAAAACATACACAGCAAGTGCATATCCTGTTGAAGGATCTGACTTTTCAAAAATAGCTTTAAGTTTAACTGCTACAGCTACTAACAATATAAGTAAAACTAGAGATCCTGAAATTGATGATTTTACAGGTTTTGTATCAACACCAACAGATGAAGATCACTCTATATTTACAAACAATTTTGAATTAGATTTTGGCTTACCTGTTGTTACTATAAATAACTCAGCGTCACCAAAAACGGTTACAATAACTGGTGATATGTTTATCAATAAGTATGGTGATGGCGATTTAACTAGTACATTACCTTTAAACGATTTTCTTAGTGTTTCTGGTGGATCTGGTGGTGGTTCAAGATTACTATCAGTTACAGTAACAGGTGATGCAAGTGGTATAATAGTAGGTGATCACAGGTTTAGTTACAATGATGGTAATGGAAATAGTGGTACAAATGTAAAAGCTATAGATGTTGGTACTTTATCACTTACTAGTTTAACAAGTGGTACTGGTGTTATGTATGGTAACTTCCATGGCAACTCATTACAGCAAATAACTTTAAGTATATCATCAGCATCTAGCTCAGCAATACATCAAACACAAGAATTAACAATTACAAAAACAAGTTTAGTTGGCGTAGCCCCATCACAAGATTTACACTATACTTGGACAGCAAAAACAGACGAAGTAATATCATCAACATCAGATGTATCATTTACAATAGATGTAGATTTAGATTACGTCCCTTAATTTATAAGATATGCCTAATATAACAATGACATTTCCACATATTCAAGATTCAGTACAAGTTGGTGATACTATGTATTATCAAAACACTAGTGGTACTATAGTAGAAATGGGTGTAGCTACTGCAGTTACAGACACTACTATAAGTTGTGATATAGGTGGTACTGTTGTTAGACCAACCGCTAATGATTTTATATTATTTAGCAAAGATAGTAGAGGTAATACATCATCTATAAGAGGTTATTATGCTGAGGTTAAAATGAGAAACGACGCCACAACACCTTGTGAGTTATATGATGTTGGTAGTGAAGTATTTGAATCTAGCAAATAGTGTGTAATAATAATAATAAGTAATAATTAATAAATATGACAGGAGCAGCAATAAGTGCAGGAGTTCAAGGTTTAGCAGGTATCGCCGGTGGTATAATTGGTAGCGGTAAACGTAAACGTGAACAAAGGGCTGCACAACAAGAAATGGCAAGAGCTAAGGCTAGAATGATGAATTTAGATACATCTAACTTAGCTGCTAACATGGAAAATCCATATGAAGATCTAACGGTTAATACGCAAGCCGCTGATTTTGCAGCACAGCAAAACCAAGCTGCTCTAGCTAATACTATGTCTTCTATGCAAGGAGCTGCCGGTGGATCTGGTATAGCTGCTTTAGCACAATCAATGGCAAACGCAAGTGCTCAACAAAACCAAGCTGCATCTGCTAGCATAGCTCAACAAGAAGCTGCTAATGCTAAAATGGCTGCTCAAGGTGCTGCTCAAGTTCAACAAGCTGAAGTAGCTGGTGCAACTGCCGCTAGAGGATTAGAATATCAAAAAGCTAGTGGTTTAATGAGTATGGCTCAAAACAGATTAAGTGCAGCTAATCAAGCAAGGGCAAACGCAACGGCTAGTATAATGGGTGGTGTCGGTGCTTTAGGTGCTGCTGCAGGTGCTCAATTTGGTGATGATCAACCATAATAAATAAATATAATGGCAACAACAAAACAAACTACAACAACTCCTAGAACACCTAATTACTTTGGTAATTTAAAAGGTGTTTCTAATGCTAATATAAATGTGTTTTCAGCTGTTAATCAAGGCGCTAAAGGTACTGGTATAAATTTAGGGCCTAAAGTTAGTGAACAAGAATTAAAAAGAAGACAAGCTGATGCAATAGTACAGCATAATTTAGAAAATTCACCTCAAATTGATTTTTCTCAGTTTACAAATTTACCTTCTGAATATAAATCTATAATAATGCCACTTGTTGTTGAAACAGGTGCTCAAAGAGGTTATTACACACATTTAAGTAAAAACATGGGTGCTACTGATTTTGCGGGTAAATCTCACATGTCTAACCTTATTAATACCAGTGAAGATTTAATACTAAATAAAATACCTAATGAATTAAGATTATTAGATCAAAAGTTTTCTGGGTTTAACGAGGATGCTGATAGTTCTTTAATATCTGATTTTGTATCTGACGAAGACAAGGTTTTTATATCAGATATAAAAAGTAATAAAATAAAACCAGAAATAGACGCTAATGGTAATATGAGCTTTTTAGGAGTGCGTGTAAAAGACTTACCTGAACATTTTAACAAAAACTACGCGCTAGGTGGAGTAATGATGGAAACATATGTTAATGCTTATGATGGTAAGAAAAAATTAACAGAAAATGAAGCTGCTTTAAAAAGAAATGACTATAGACAACTTTTAAATAAAGAAAGTACTGGAGGTATATTATCTGCTGCTTTTGAAGACGTAATGGATATGGGTGGTACGTTGTTAGATCCAAATATATATCAAAACGAAATACAAGCTATGCAAGGTGATGATCCTGTTGCAAAAGCAAATGCAGAAAAACTTTTAAAAGAAAAAATGATTGAAGCTCATATGATTAAATTAAATGAGCAGGCTGATGCAGGTTATACAGCTTCTTTACCTAAAATAACTGAAACAACACCCGCTGATACTGAAAAAGACGTTAATACTTGGTTTGGTGGTTTTGAAACACCGCCTACACAATCAGACTGGAGATTATATTTAAGTAATTTACCAGGTAAAAAAGATAGTATCTGGGAAGAAGGTTTTGAAATAATAAATAGAGAGGGTACGGGCGGCACAAGGTCATTTACAATTACTAGAAACGGTAAACAATATCCTTATGATTATGAAACTTTTTACACAGATAAAACATATAAAACTTTGTTTGGTATGAATATAGAGGATTTTGAAAAATTATCACAAGAAGAACAAACACCTTTACTTACTGCCGCAGGAGTTACAACTAAGGTAACTGGTGGAAGTGGCGGTGGTACTTATTTAGTGCCAGTAAGCATGAGTAAAACAAGTGAAAGAAATAAAATAGATGCAGGTCATAAAATAGATCCTAGCTTAAATAAAGACGAAATAATTAGAATAATAAGTAAATTAAGATAATATGATGAACAATAGTACGCTTGATGGCAGCGAGACTAATGATCCTTTTGCAGCTTTTACAGTAAATACAGAAATTGTAAATGATGATCCATTTTCTGCGTTTGAAACTGGAGAGATAGAAAGAGACCTAGAGCCGGGTAGAAATATAAATCCTGATAGAAAAAGAACAGTATATACAAAACCTAGTAAACCAAAAACAAGAATAACAAAAGGTGGTACTCAGGTAACAATTGGGTATACAGAAGAAGAGCAGTACGAAGATACTTATGATATAAGAAACGTGCCAGTTGAGTATGATGATGGTGTAATTGGTTACTTATCTTATGGTGAAATAAATAACCCAGATATAAATCCTCAGTTAAAAAGAAAAATAGAAGAAGCTAAAATTGCTAACGAAAATTTAAGTTTTGAACCTTATGAAATATCATCATCGCCAAAAACAGGCTCTAATTATGGTTCTTATGATTATTTTGGTACTAGGGAAAAAAACACAGTATATCCATACAAAGAAGAGTTAGATGCTATAACAGCAGAATTTACAGAAAGAAAAAAGAACTCTGAAGAAGAAAACGGTAAAACAAATTTATCAACACTACCTGAACAATTCCGAACATGGGAAGGCGAAGTTCCCCCAATAGATCTTGTCCAAGACTATTTTAAATTCCAAAAAAACATTTTAGATAGACAAAAAGCTATAGACAGCGAAATTGATCGTGCTTGGGCTGGTTTTTCTGATGGTGAAAGAAAAGCTATAAATATATATAATGAAGATGTTAGATTAAAAAGTAACGACGCAAAAACTATAAAAACAGAGTATGACAAGTTACAAATAAAAGCTACTGGTATATCTAACGGAGAAGATGCGGTTAAAATTGCAGAGTTTGAAGAAAATATTAAAAACCCAGATTATAAATTTAATATACCTGAAGGGTCAGAAAAATTACAATTATTAGATGGTAGATTTATATCAAAAGAACAATATGATGACCTGCAATCATCAATACATAATTATAATGTACTTAAAGATGATTTATTAAACCAATACGAAGAATTATTAAAAAGATCTGAAATAGGTAGAGACGCACAAGAAGAGCTAGCTATAAGTAAATTAAACTTTAGCATGGCAGATAAGTTAGGTTTTCAAATACTAGACGTAGGTGGTGGTTTATTAACAGGTGGTATGGAATATTTAGAAGCTGGTGTGAATATACTTAGAGATCTTGAAGGTGTTTCATTACCGGGTGGAGGATCTACTCTTGTTTATAATCCAAAAGAAGGAAATGAATTTACTTTTTTCGAAGACTATGGTCAAGAAAGAAGAAAACGTATGGATGCTGAAAGAAAAAAATTTAGAAAAGATGTAGATTTTGATGATGCTTTTGATAGTTTGAATAACTTTGGAAGATTTTTATTTGAAGAAAGTGGTAGGCAGTTACCTATATTTGCTGGTATGATAGCAACTGGTGGTGCGGCTAGTGTTCTTGGTGCTGGAACATATTTATCAGCAGCAGCTGCTGGTAGTGTTATAGGTGTTCAATCAGCGGGTCAACAAATAGGTGATATGACATATCAAGAATATTTAACTAGATTAGATGACCTTGATTACAACGATAAAAACACATCGGATTTACATAAAATGCTTGTTGGAACTGGTTTTGGTTTAGCTGAAGGTGCTTTAGGTGTTGCACCTACGTTTATTATAGGTAAAACAGCTTTGAGTGGTGGTTTTAAAACTTTATTAAAAAATCAAAGTGATGATTTAACCATGTTAAGTGGTAAACAATATTTTAAGAAGAACGCTTTTAAAGAGTTTGCCATTGGTGCTGGACTTGAATCAACAACAGAGGGTTTAACTAGTATTTTTCAGAATATTTTTACTGGTAGACCTATATTGGAAAATGTAGATCACGCTGCTTTTGCTGGTGGATTTTTTGGTGGTGTTATGGGTGCTGGTGGTGTTGTTACAGGTGCTGCAGCTAGATCTATGGCTAATAAAGAGGTTGTTGAAGGTATATTAAATAATGCTCAAACAATGCGTGAGCTAAAACAAGAATATCAGCAGTTAAAAGATAATAAGTTAGGTAGAACAAAAAGAGCTGTAGAAATAAGAAAAGAATTAAAAGAGCTACAAGATGATACAGTAAAACAAATAGATGGTTTTAATGAAACATGGAGTGCTAAAATGGGTTACAATGTTTATGAAGATTTCAAGTCTATTGTTGGCGCTCAATATGATCTTAGAGCTGAAGCTTTGGCTATACAAGCTAGAACAGATATAAGTGAAAAGAAAAAAGAGACAATGATAAATGCTTTGTCTTTAAAATATAAAAGACTAGAAGGTATATTAGATGAGTTTAAAAGCCCTGATAAATATGGTAATAGATTTACTTTACTAAAAGGTGTTGATCCTGATAGACATGATAGAATATTAAAACAAGCTAGAAAAAACCTTGAAAGTGAAGGTAAAAACACTAATGAATCTGCTATAAACAAAGAAGCTGAGTTAATATACAACACAGAACAAGTTGCAGCAAACAAGGCAGCTATAAATAAAATATTAACGGATAAAGAAATGTCGTTAAACTACACATCGGATATATTTCCAACTGAAGCTGATGCTGTTAATAGAGCTAATGAAGAATTAGCTAAAGAAAACTTAAGTAAAAGTGAAAGAAAATACTGGGAATCTATAAAAAATGCAAAAAAAGGAACTAGAAATGGTATAGCTGCTAGAGTAAATGGTGAATATAGGTTTGCTACTATAGAAGAAAACGAAATAAAAAATAGTAGAACTCAAACTAAAACACACGAAACTAGTCACTTGATACTCTGGGATAAAGTATTAAAATTATTTGGTGATGGTAGAACTAAAGAGGGTAAAGCTAAGAAAGCTGCTGTAGAAGCTGCTATAGCTAATGATATAGTTGAATATTTACTTAAAAACCAACCAAGAGTTTATAATGATATGTTTGGTTTTGATCTTTCACAAAGAGTACAAGTCGGTGAAAAAGGTTTTATACCTGCTGAAATAATTGCTGGTTTTATTGAAAGAGCTAGTCAAATGGATTTATCAAGACCACAAGATAAACAATTTATGGGTGCTTTTGGTAGGTGGATTAGTGGTTTTACTGGTATTGATAGAGATACTATGTCTAAACCTAATGATGTTATAGATTTTTTAATAACACTAGGACAAAAGCTAGATAACGGTACGTTAAAGAAAACTGATCTAGATAAGAAAAGAATAGAAGAAGTATTTGATAAATATAAAAACACACCTGTTGATGATGGCTTATCTATAGATGAGAAAGCAGATTCAATGACTGATGACAAAACTTTATTTGAACAAACTGAAGATATTATAAATGCTGTTGACTGGAACAAACTAAGTAAAGACGAAAAGAAAGACGTAGGTGAAATGATAGGTCTTTATTGGGAAAACTTTATTAGAAAGAAGTTTAAGCAAACGATGTCTGTAAATACAGATGATTATGAAATAGATAACTTAACGTCTGAATTTGTATTAGGTGAAAAATCTAGGTCAAGAGGTTTAGCAGAAATAATATCAAGATGGAACCCTAATGTTGGTACTAATATAAACCAATGGATTCAATCATCTATTCAAGGACAAGGCCAAGTAGATTTAAGAATATTAGATTTTGTAAAAAAATCACCAACATATGGTAGGTTTGTAGATTCTATAGATGAAATAAAATCATCAGGTCAACCTTTTGAAATAAGCACAACTGATAGTAGTTTAGATATAAATAAAACTACACAAGACTTTAATGAGTTTAGAAAACTTTTAAACATAGAATTTGGTGGTCAACTATACGACAAAACATTAAAGGTTAATACTGAAATGTTTTTAAATTTAAAAGATACTAAAGGTAAATTTAAAGGTAAAACAGTAAAAGAACTACTAGATTTAAACCCTAGAAGAGCCAGAACTATAATACAGGATTATGCTGCTAAAAACTTAAGAGCTGATATAACTAATATTATAGGTGCTCAAAAATCAAAGAAATTTAAAGATTTTATAAGAAACGAAGAAACATTACAAAGTTTAATAAACCTTATTGCTGTAAAACATAGATCAAGTTTTCCATTTTTAAGTGAAGTTATTGGTACTATGAATGTTGATGTATCAAAAGCAAATCAACAAAGTGATCAAGGGCAGTTTGTTAGTGATGAAAAAGCTGGTAATAAAATATACAAACCAAAAGACATGAGCAAGATGAAACCTGATGAAAAAGCAGAGTTTATTGATTTTGTTGAAAAAGCTTTTGTAGATGGTTTAAAAATAAGAGGTAGAGGTGACAAGCAAGGATATGTTGACAAAGATGGTAATTTAACAGGTGTAGTAGAATACGATGGTAGAGAAACAACGCATAAAGCATTAAAAGATGCTTTAGCGAATGAACTAATACTTGATGCTACGTTTACAGCTATGGAAAATTCTGACAGCATGCAAGCTATGTATGATGGTGTAACTGGTAAATTAGCTGAAAATATAAAAAGAGATCCTGAATTAGCGTTTAGTGTTAGTGAAGCTGGTGGATTACAAAAGCTTACTAAGCTAGCTAAAATAGTAATGAAAGGTGATTATGATTCTGTTTTTGATAGCAAAGGTGTTCTAAACGAAAAATACAATAAAGAATTTACGCCTGAAATGGCTAAAATAGTACAAGACATATATGAAAGTGGTTTAATACAAGATCAAAAAGTTTATAAGTTCTTGCAAGCAATACAAAAAAATCCAGCAATACCACAAGAAGTTAAAGATCAAGTCAAAAATGCATTAACTAGCAAATCAGATTATGATCTTAGAAAAGTATTTGCTGATGACATGGAAATATTAGCAAATGAGTTTGGTGCTGAAATTTTAGAGGTTATAGGCTTTGATGCATTAGGTTTTATAAACAGAGTGTTAGACCCCGCTAAAACGAAACAAGATAAAGAAGCTACATTATCATTAAAACAAACAGTTGCTGAAGATCTAAATGTAACTCTTGAAGAGTTAGGAAAAATGAAAGAAGGTAAAGGTCTTACTGTTTACCAGGATGGTGTTACAGGTGATTTTTACCAAAGATTACAAGATATAAAATCTAAACTAAATAATACTAAAGCTCAATTTCCTGAAGGTTTTGACATTAGTAAAGTCAGACCTATGAATATAAAAATAGCTGGTAGTTTATTTTTTAGGATTGATAAAATATTACAAAGCGATACAACAGCTAGTGAAAAAATAGAACAACTGCTTGATGAAAAACTTCAAACAGAGATAAAAGAAGCTAATGCGCAAAATAAAATATTATTTAAATATTTGATTAAAAAGCTTTTAAAAAGTGGTATATCAGATGTTTCAATGATAAACATGTTACAGCTACAGACTAATGCCGCTGAAGGTTTTAGAGCTTTAACAGGTTTGAAATATATAACAATAACAGATGGTCCTTTAGGTAAAATGAAAGGCGAACATCTAGCAGATAACTCATCAACAATGGTTGATATAGTTGAATTAAAATATAAAAACCTTAAAGGTGAAGCTTTAGATGAAGCTATAGATGATATACTAGAATATCATGATCAATGGATAGGTAACAGATCTCAATTAGATTTTGTAGATGTATTTGGCAAAAATAACCCTAATAAAGATTTAAGAATTAGATTATATCCTAACCCAAGTCAAGTATTTACATTTGACATGAAACCAGCAGAAACTTTAATAAAACAAAGAGAAGACGATATAAAATTAAAGGTAGAGCAAAAGAAAACTAAAAACGCTAGAAATACTTTAGAAATGGCTAATAGTTTATCTGGTAAAAGAAAAGGTATAAGTGTTTTTGATTTTGATGATACACTAGCAAAATCTAACAGCAAGGTAGGTGTTACAATGCCTGATGGCAGCAAGAGAAGAATAAATGCTACTGAGTTTGCTTTAGAATCTGCTGATCTAGAAGCTGCAGGAGCTAAGTTTGATTTTAGTGAATTTAATAAAGTTATCGATGGTAAAAAAGGTCCATTAGCTGATTTAGCATTAAAACGTCAAGGTAAGTTTGGTAGTGGTGATATATTTGTTTTAACAGCAAGACCACAAGAAGCTGCGTATGCTATACACGCGTTTTTAAAAGGTATTGGCTTAAACATACCTATAGAAAATATAACTGGTTTAGAAGATGGTAGACCACAAGCAAAAGCTGACTGGATAATTAATAAAGTTGGTGAAGGTTATAATGATTTTTATTTTGCTGACGATGCTATCAAAAATATAAAAGCAGTAAAAGACGCATTAAAAGATGTTGATGTAAAAGGTAGAGTTGAACTAGCGTTTAGTGAATCTATTAATTACGAAGATAAAATAAACGAAATAATAGCACATCAAAGTGGTGTTTCAAAAGATGCTAGATTCTCGAGAGTTGTTGCACAAAGAAAAGGTAAACAGTCTAAGTTTTATATACTACCTTCTACAGCACAAGATTTTGAAGGCTTGTTATATTACATGGCTGGTAAAGGTGAACAAGGTAGTAAAGATTTAGCTTGGTTACAAAATAATTTATTTAAACCTTATATGAAAGCTGTTGATGCTATTAATATAGCTAAAACTTCTATAATAAGTGATTTTAAAAAATTAAATAAAAACTACAAAGCTGAAAGTGATAAGCTAACTAAATTAATGCAGAACGGTAATTTTACTTACGACCAAGGTATAAGAGTTTATATATATAATAAACAAGGTCAAAATATACCTGGTATATCTAAAAGAGATTTAAATAGTATATTAAAAGAAATAAATTCAGATCCTAGATTAAAACAATATGCTGATGCAATACAAAACATAGGTAGTGGTAAAGATGGTGTATATCCTGCACCAAAAGATGGTTGGGAAATGAATAGTGTTCTTGCTGATCTAGATAACTTAACAAGAAAAGTTGGTAGAAAAAGATTTTTAGAAGACTGGTTAAAAGTTATAGAAGCAACATTTACACCAGACGTGTTTAATAAGCTTGAAGCTATATATGGTTCAACATATGTTGATGCGCTAAAAGATGCTTTATGGAGAATGGAAAATGGTACTAATAGACCTAGCGGTGCTAACGCAACAACAAACGCTTGGCTTAACTGGGTTAATAACTCTGTTGGTACAATAATGTTCTTTAACAGAAGATCAGCTTTACTACAGGGTATATCATTTATAAATTTTGTTAACTGGTCTGATAACAACCCTTTAAAAGCTGCTATAGCTTATGGTAATCAACCTCAGTTTTGGCAAGACTTTGCTATGATATGGAACTCTCCTAAACTTAAACAAAGAAGAAGAGGTTTACAAACAGATTTACAATGGCAAGAAATAGCTAACGCTGCAAAAAACTCAAAAAATAGATTTAACTCAGCTATATCATATTTATTACAAATAGGTTTTACACCTACACAATTAATGGATAACTTTGCTATCGCTGCAGGTGGTGCTCCATTTTATAGAAACAGGTTTAATACATATAAGAAACAAGGTTTAACAGATGCTGAAGCTAAACAAAAAGCTTTTGATGATTTTTCTGAAATAGCAGAAAAAACACAACAGTCTGGTGATCCAGCTTTAATATCTCAAGAACAAGCAAGTCCATTAGGTAGATTAGTATTAGCTTTTCAAAACGTAACACAACAAATGGTTAGGTTACAAAATAAAGCTGGTACTATGTTAATTAGAAGACAAAAATATGAAGGTATGACACAACTTCAAAGTGATTTTACAAATGTTAGTAAAATAGTTTACTATGGAGCTATACAAAACTTTATATTTACATTTTTACAAAACGCTATGTTTGGTTTGTTACCAGGTTTCGAAGGTGATGAAAAAGATGATTTAATGAAACAAATAGAAAGTGAAAATGCTAAAAAAGCTAGACAGATAAATAACATGATAGATACGTTACTTAGAGGATCTGGTCTAAAAGGTGCTGTTGTGTCAACTATAAAAAATGCTATAATGCAGTATCAGAAACAAGATGCTAAAGGATTTAGAGCAGATCATACTTATACATTAATAGAGTTACTAAACATTTCACCACCTATTGGATCAAAAGCAAGAAAAGTTTACAGTGCAATACAAACTAGAAAATTTAATAGAGATTTATTAGAAGAAAGAGGATTTGAAATAACAGCTGATGGTAGAATAAATCTAGCACCTTCTTATGAAATAATAGGTAATTTAGCTTCTGCTTTCCTTAACTTGCCATTAGACAGAGTTGTTAGTGAACTTGATGGTATAGTTGAAGCTACTGATAGTAGAAATAGAGCTTGGCAAAGAATAGCATTAGCATTAGGTTGGAGAACCTGGGATGTAGGTGCTAAAAACGAAGAAGAAGATCTTATGCAGATATTTATTGATTTAGATAAAAAACAAAAGAAAAGAGACGAAAAAAATAAAAAGAAAGATCCTTTTGCAGCTTTTGATAACTAAAAAACTCTTAAAACAAGTAATAATAATATATAAACCGTTCACTTAACTATGAAAAAAATAATAACAATACTATGTTTATTAGTTAGCTTTAATTCTATAGGGCAAAGCTTTTTTAAAGAAGTATATAATGACTTCTTAAAATATGGTACATTTTATGCTGCCGGTAATGTAGGTAATGCTAAAATGGAAAACAAAGAGTACTTCGTTAGAACAAACCCAGATGATTTATATGCAATACCAGAAGTTGTAGACGAGACAGTCTATCACCCATATGATTATAGATATGGCTTCGGTATACGTAAACTAGCTAGGTTTGATTATGAAACTAAGCCTGGAACTTTCTGGACAGGTGATCAAAAAGTTGAAAAACAAATAGCTTTATCAGCACCAACTTCAGCTGTAAAAGGGCTAGAATATCTATTACATTGGGAAAAAGAAAGAAAAGATGGTGAAGAATTTACTAATAAAAGATTATTTGTAAGACATACAGGTAAATATCATATTGGTAAGTTTGAAGCTAGAGAACAAGGTAATGTAGGTTTTGAATATACATCTGGTGAAATAAGAGCCAGGTTGCCTATTGGTAAGAAGTTTAGTATATCTGCTGGTGCAATATATAGAACTCACCAACAACCTTACGGATATAACCCAATTGAAATATGGTTAAATGAAATAGAAACATGGACAGATCCTAATACAGGTCAGTCATTTGAATATCCAGCTAATCCATGGTATTCATTAGGGTTTTTATATGGATATGATGATATATATTATACATCAACTGACGAAAATGGTGTTGAAACTAGTGATTGGTATTGGGTAGATGCTGGTGGTGAAATAGTTGCTTATACAGATCTACAGTTTAGAGATGATGTATTTTTTGAATTGATGAATCGTTTCAATGAAGAAGCTTGGGCTGAATTAGAGCCTTTTGCTGAAGTTGCACCTATCGTCGGTTTTGACTTCTATCATTATAAAGCTAATTTCTGGCTACATGCATACGGAAATTACATACTACCTTATCACAAGTATGTGAGAGGTAATGAAGACTTTAGCTATCTTCACAGAAACAGCTGGGGCAAAGGTGGACATAATGATTTATTAGAAGGTGAACAATGGGACGACTACCAAGCTGGTTTAGTTTTTGGTTGGAAAGTTAGTAAAGCAATTGGTATATTTGTTGAAGGTGAATATACTAAATTTTGGGACTCAAAAATATTTAACTCAAACTTCGGGGTTAATTTTACATTTAGATAATGAGCGAAATATCAGAAAAATCAAAAGTATCATTAGATATAAAAGCGGTAATCGGAGCGGTTGTTGGTATCGTATCAATAGCTAGTGTTTGGTTTACTTTAACAGCTGAAATATCACAATTACAATTAGACGTAATTAGAATGCAAGATGCTGTTGCACTTAATGAAGAGTTTAGAATTAAATGGCCACGTGGAGAAATGGGTGCATTACCAGATGATGCAAAGCAAGATTTAAGAATACAATATTTACAAGATGACGTAGAACAACTAAAGTATGTTGTTAAAGCGTTAGAAATAGATAACGCTAAAAAATAGTCATGGCAAAACAAATATCAGAAGAAACTAAAGTAACAATAGATTTAAAAACTATAGGTATGGTAATAGCAGGTGTTTTTGCACTAGCCACAATGTGGTTTACTTTACAATCAGATATAGCGCTTGCTAAAGAACTACCTGCTCCAGTTATTGATAGAGTTGAATATGATTTAAAAGACGAGTTGATTCGTCAGACAATATTAGATACTCAAGATGATGTTGAAGCAATGAAAGATCAGTTAGATAAAATAGATGAAAGACTCTATGAATTACAACAAAGAAGATAATGAAAAATATTTTAATTTTAATTTTAATTTTAACACCGTTTATAACGTTTGCTCAAGTTGATGTGCCAGAAAAATTTTGGTTAGACGACAATGAGTTTGAAAATAAAATAAACGCAAAGAGCGCTTTTGGTGATGATGACTCAAAACCTGTTATTGTAGAATTTTGGGCTAAATTCAATGAAGCAAATTGTTTTGCTGAGTGGGAACAATTACAAGACGCAACTTATTATAGAGTTGATATAGCTAAAGCACCTAATGCAAAGAAAAAACACAGGGTACGTATGGCACCTACTATTATACTATTTAAAGATGGTATAAAAGAAGCAGTTTGGAAAGCAGGTTTAGACTTGGAGCTACCTACAGACTTAGAAGAAATACAGAAAACAATAAATGAAATTAATCAAGCAAGTAAATTTTAGAATATTATGTGTCCTATTTGTAACGGTTATTGCGGGTTGTGCTAGTGCACAGCCTATAGGCAAAGATAAATACTATCATTTTGGAGCTGGTGTAGTTTCAGAATATGTTGGTCACGAATTAGATTTACCACCAGGATCTGCGTTTGCAGCAGGTTTTGCAAAAGAAACTTTTGATTATATAAAGTATGGTAAGTTTGATGCGTTAGATTTAGCGGCTACTACTTTAGGTGGAATAGTTGTAAATTATATTATAAAAAAAATAAAAAAGAAAAAATAAAATTATGTGGAAATTAACTAAAGAATACTGGAAAGATATGTGGGTTTTACTTTGGAGTAAAACTACTGTTGATGATATTATAATAGCTAAAGCTTTAAAAATACAAGCAAAAGCTAAAGCTGTTAAAAAAGCATTAAAAAAATAATGGATAAAATAAGTAAACACGTTAGCTATAAAGAAGCTACATACAGCCAAACAGCTAATAGGTTGGGTTTAGAAAACAACCCTACTGAAGAGCATTTAGCAAGTATGAAGCTAGTTGCAGAAAAAGTATTTGAACCTCTTAGAATGCACGTGGGTGGTCCTATAAAGATAAATTCGTTTTATCGTGGACCTCAACTTAATAAAGCTATTGGTGGAAGTATAGCCTCACAACATTGCAAGGGCCAAGCTATCGATATAGACGATACATATGGACATGCAAGTAATAAAGCTATGTACGATTGGATTAAAGCTAACTTAGATTATGATCAGATGATATGGGAATTTGGTACAGATCAAAACCCAGACTGGGTACATGTAAGTTATGTATCACCTGAAGAAAATAGAAACAGGTGTTTGTTAGCTTATAGAAAAGAAGGTTCAAGAAAAACATTTTACAAACTAATATAATGAAACTATGGAAAATTGCCCTTTTTGCGGTAGCTGTACTTGTAACTAGTTGTTCAGTACAACCAAAACCTAAATTACAAATAACACATGTCTTAGCTATTACTCAAACAGGTGATACCTTACAAATACCTATTGATGCTATAAGACCTGTAAATTACAGAATTATAAATTACGGTTATGATTATAATTGGTATAGACCTTATTATCATCACAACCCATACCCTGTTTATACGCCTAGCAATGGTGGTAAACCTATAAACAACAATAACAATAATAGTAATAACAATAATAAACCTATACAGGTAAATGCTCCTAGACCAACACCTAATGTTAGTCCGCCAGCTATACCTGTTAATCCTAGAAAAAATGATTAATCCTATACACTCTGGCGCACCTTTAAAAAAAATAAGCTCTGCTTGTAAAGCTGCAGCAAAAAGAAAATTCAAGGTTTGGCCTAGTGCTTATGCTTCCGGTTGGGGAGTAAGATGTACAAAGGCTGGTGGACCTGCTAACTTTGGTGGTGGTAAGAAAAAATCACCAGCAAAAAAAGGTTGTTATAAAAAATGAGTTTCGAGTTACCATCACCTTTATTTAAAAAGAAAAAAGGTAGATGTTGGCCTGGATATTCTCCTGTGCCTGGTAAAAAAGCATTTACGTCTGGTAGCTGTAAGAAAAACTCACCTGCTAAAAAGAAAAAACAAAAAGGTGGTGGTACAACTAAAACCTGTTTACCTATAGCTAAAATAAGAAGTTTAAGTCCAGAAGCTAGAAAAAAATTAGTTAACGCTAAAAAATCAGCTGGATCTAAAGGTAAGTATAGAAGATCATCAAAAACTAACGTAAAGGGCGCTCGTAAAAAAGGAGCTACACTCAGAGACTGGTTTAAAAAAGAAGACTGGAGAAGAGTTGATGACCCTAGTAAAAAATGTGGAGAATAAATTATGAGCTGGTTAAAAAGACATTTACAAAATAGAGAAGCTGGTTGCCCTACTTGTGGAGAATCAAAAGGTAGTTGTGACTCATGCTCTCCTTTACAGAAAAGAAAAAAGAAACCTGATGTAAGAAAAACTACTAAAGGTAAAGGTAGAAACTTTAGAACAACTAAAGAAGGAGCTGGTATGACAGCTAAAGGCGTTAAAGAATATAGACGTAAAAATCCTGGTAGTAAATTAAAAACAGCAGTAACAGGTAAAGTTAAACCTGGTAGTAAAGCCGCTAAACGTAGAAAATCATTTTGTGCAAGATCAAAAGGTTGGACAGGTGAAAGAGGTAAAGCTGCTAGAAGAAGATGGAAATGTTAAAAACATGAAGTTTTTTGATTTTAATAACAATGGTAAGTATGATTGGTGGGAGTATATTCTGCCAATTTTTTTATTGTTATGTATAGAGGTTATTGCTGAGATCGTGGCAAAATTTTTGATACCTTAGAATATCTAGGTTTAGTCTTAATAAGCTTTTCACCTTTCATCCAACCGTCATATTTTAAAGATTTACTTTTTAAATCACTAAGAACCATCCAATTTACATCACCTCTTCTTTCTAAAAAAGAAACATACTGTTGCTCTAGATCTTTATCATGAGCTGACTTCGCCATTACATAACATGGTAAATGCCAACTATGAGGATCTGTAGCACTTAACCTACCTCTTTTATCTCTTAAACCAGGAGTACTAACTGTTTTAGCAAAAAAATCAAAGCCTATTAAATCAATACTTTTATAAGTTTTAACTTCATTAACAAACCACATTAAAGTAATAAAACCTGCACTAGGTCTATCGTGATTAGGATTATAAAGATCTTTATCAAACATCTTCATTATATCAACAAGCTGTTGATCTGTATACATCTCTGTGTATTTAGGAAAGTCTTTGGGTAATCTATCTTCTAATATCCAGTCTTTTAATCTAAAATTACCTCTACATCTATTTAAAATAACTTTAGTATTTTTAAAATCTTTATCCCAAACATCTTTAACATTATTATAGCATGGTGCTCTAAACTGCCCTGTAACCCATATATCACATCTATGGCCTAAAGATTCTTTTTGTTCTTTTGTAGCTTGTAAAGCTCTACCGAACTTAACAACAATATCGTAGGCATCTATAGTATCTGCAAGCTTATGCTTCATGATCTCTACAGAATTACCTACGAATATTATTTTTTTATTTCTTACAAAGTCTCGTATATCTTCCACCATTCCTCAGACATTTCACAATTTTTATATTCATCAAACCATGGTCCACCCATAGTGTAATGTAAAGCTCTTGAGTTTTCTTTTGTACATTTATCTACACCTACTAGCATATTATATCTTTTAGGTAGTTCTGCAATATTTTTTTCGTTTAAAAAATGAAACTCATGTAGTTGAGCTGGTGTTGCTTTATCAAGATATTCTTTTGTTAACATTTTTAATTTAGAACAGTTAAACAACATTAAGCTAGACCAGTTTTTCTTTGGATAACTTTTGTTTTTTACACCGTCCATTTTATTTTCTTTTGCTTCGTATTCTTCATGTTTTACTACAGCCATAGGTTTATCACCTAAGTATCTAGTTATTTCTCTAGGATCTACTCTCCATAAAAAATCATTATCACAAAACATAGCATATCCGTTATAATGCATTAATAAAGGTACATAAAACCTAGTAAAAGAAAACTCTGTTGATTCACCTTCTACATCTTCTCTACCATAAACACCGTTTGCTTTTAATAATGCTTTATCTAATTGTACAACGCTAGCTCCTGGATAATATTTTAATATAGACTGTCTACATACTCTACTAGCAATAGGATGTCTAGAGTCATGGCCTATAAATATTCTAAGTCCTTTTGGTTTTTTTCTCATTTTATACTTTTTTACCTGATGTTCTTCTATTTATATCATCGTGATTAAACTCAGCCCAGTATAACTCAAAAGCTACACCGTCTTCTAATCCTTCGAATTGATGGAACTTACCTGGTTTAACCATAGTAAAATCACCTGCTTCTAATATTGTTTCATCAACAAGACCTTGATCATCTTGCCAAACTCTTACAAGCATTTTACCAGATTCTACAAAAAATCCGTTCCATTTAAATCTATGCTCATGTTCTGAGCATTTAAATCCTTTATTAAATTCTATTCTATGAAATTCTAATACACCGTTTTTGTGTATCATTTCGGTTTTACCCCATACTTTTCCTGCTTTCATTTCTTTTGATTATGTTTAAAGTAAGGTTTTTTCCAAGTGCCAGAGTGCATTGGGAACCTTCTATTTATAATTACACGTTTTTCAGGTTTTCCTAATACGCTGTCCATTTTTATCCAACCTGCTCTTTTGTTTTGTCTATTACTAGTTATTTTAAACTGGTCTAAACTTTGTTTATCTTTGTTTGTAAAATGAACACTACATAATATCCTAGGACCTACTGTTTCTACTTTGTGAAACTGATATTGCGGTATGTATAGCAAATCACCTTCATCTAATATAAACTCTTCTAATATTTCTTTTGGTTTGTTAGGTATAAACTCTTTATATATTGTCCATTTTACTTTACCATATTGATGAAATAAAAAGTTTTCTGTTTGATCAGCATGAGCTGGAAAACTCTTTGATCCTTCTTTTGGAGATATATAAACGTTTACTTGACCTTTTTTAAAGTATCTTTCAAACTCAAATAATATATCTAATAAAGGTTTACTTTCATACTCTGCAAAAGGTATAACAAATGATTTACCTTCTTTCCATAAACCGTAGACCTGACCTCTTGTAAGCATAGGTTGATCTATTTTTTTATTTTTAACTTTATCTAAACACCATCTAGTATCGTTATCATCATAATTTAATATTTGAAGATGTTGTAGATTAGGGTATCTGTTTATGTATTTATTTAAATGACCCCAGTTAAATAAGTTTTTAAATTTATTTCTTCTTATTATTAAATGTTTTTTATTCCAATATTCTTTAAAAAATAAATCTACAGGTATTGGATCTAGTATTTCTTTTAATGTTATTATTTTATCCATCACAGCTTAAACAATTTGGATCCATAGCTTGTTGAGCAATATCGCCTCTAAGTACAGATTCGGTTCTCATGTAGTATAAAGTCTTTATACCTTTTTTATGTGCCTCTAAGTGTATTTTATTTATCCACTTAGGTTCTGCTTGCGCAGGAAATGCTAAGTTTAAACTTACAGCTTGATCTATATACTGTTGTCTAATACCAGCTTGATTAACTAATTCTAATTGATTAATCTCTTTAAATGTTTTGAATACGTCTTTGATTGGTATGTCGTGCTCTCCGCAGGTAATTTTGTCTAATGCTTTGATACCTTGTATAGAGCCCCCGTCTTCTAAAATTTGATCCCATATTTTTCTAGTGTTTAAGTTATGTTTTTCTAATACTTTTATAAGCGTAGGGTTTTTTCTGATGAAAGTTCCTTTTGCACTTTGGTCCGTAAAGACGTTAGCAGCCCAGGGCTCAATACCTGGCGAAACGTTTCCACTAAGTTTACTATTGCTAACAGTAGGAGCAATGGCACGCAAATGAGTATTACGCATACCAGTTCCAACACACCATAAAGGTTCTCCATAAGTTTCTGCCAACGCCATTGAAGCTCTTTCAGACTCAATTTTAATTTGGCTAAATATTCTTCTTGTTTCATATTGTGCTAATAATCCTTCGAAAGGTAATCCTTTTTGTTGTAAGTATGTATGCCAACCTAAAACACCTAAACCAAGTGCTCTACCTTTTTCAGCAGATCTTACAGCATTTTCAAATCCCCTTCTGTTTTTTGATTTTTGTATAAACTCTTCTAATACACCATCTAAAAACCATACGCTATCATATATTAAGTTTGAGTCTTTCCACTCATGATATTTAGCTAGATTTAAACTAGATAAACAACATACGAAGCTATGGTTTTCATCTGTGTGTAATACTATCTCTGAACATATGTTTGTCATAAACACTTTCAAAGCATTCTCCTTATACATACTAGGGTTTTGTTTATTAACATTACCTTTAAACATAATATAAGGCTCACCAGTTGCTTTACGTTTTTGTAATAACTTACTCCATCTACGTCTTGCAACTTTGTCACCGTCTCTAAGCTTACGCATAAACTTATCACCGATAACAGCACACTGATGTAAATTTAAAGACTGTCTATTAACATCACCTTTAGGTTCTCTTATTTCTAGCCAGTCCTCAAAATCAGCATGTTCTATATTTAAATTAACTGATGCAGCACCTCTTCTTACAGCACCTTGATTTGTAGCTAATATACTTGAATCATATATTTTACAAAAAGGTACAGTACCATCAGAAGTACCATTACCAGTTATTTTTGCTCCAGCAGGTCTTATTTGATTTATACCTATACCTACGCCACCACCGTGTTTAGCTAGCAGCATCATTTCTAAGTTTTTATTACCGATGTCTAAAATACTATCTGCAACATCGATACCAAAACAAGATATAGGTAAACCCCTTTCAGTACCTGTATTACTAAGTACAGGAGAAGCAAGACAAAGCCAACCTTTCCAGATGTATTCAAAAAACGTTTCCTCCATCTCCGGTTTTTGTAATCTTCTCGCAACCGTTGAAGCAACTCTTCTGTACGCTTGTTTGGGTGTTTCTCCATTATATAAATATCCTCCTTGTATTGTTTTCTTATATACTTCAGCGTCTGCCCACTCTGGGTAATCAACGCCTTTTTTCCATCTATTACTCCACATTATAAATTTCTAATTAAATGAGTTATCCAAGCTGTTAAACCATTAAGATTTAACACTACTAAATTCCATTGTTTTCTTGACGATACCTGTATTATTACACAGCAAAACCCTAATATATAAAACACAGGTTCTATCGTCCATTGTGCAGCTATCAAAAAGCCTGCACCCATATATCCTACACGAGATGCAAACTTTTGATAACTTGTTAATCTGTTTGTATATCTTAATAATTTTATTAATCTATACTTCCACTTTCTTTTTCTATTCATTACCATATATCCTCAAAATCATCACCTTCATTTGGCTTTGAATAATCTGTAGGTCGTATTGCAAAAAAGTCTGTATGAGTATGACCACCTGTTAAATGATCAAACCAAGCCATTTTGTCTATACATTTTTCATCATAAAAAGTAAAATCGTGTTGTTTATATTTCTTTGATGTATAACCTAGCTCAGCTAATTTATCACCAACTCTTTTCTTTATAAAATGCTTAAGATCATATTGAGTTATACCATCTATATCACCTTTTTCAAATATCTTACTAATATAAGTCATTTCAGCATTATGCATTGTTAAAGCTGCTTCAAATATATGAGGTTCACATTCAGCTTTTAATCCTGGTATTTGTGAACACATATGTCTAAATAATTGACAACCCATTTTACTATGCAATGATTCATCTCTTACAGACCATTTCATTTGTTGACCGATACCTTTAAGTAAATTACGCATTTGAAAAGAATAAAGAACTGCAAAAGCACTATATAAAGATACTCCTTCTGCGAAAGCAGAAAAAACAGCCAATGACTTTCCAATACCGACGGGATCG